ACACCGTCTACAGTTTCTAAAGCTTTAAGTAGTTCTTTAACATCGCCACCATACATCGACCAACATGTTACTAGGTCAAATGCCTGGTCATCTGCATTTCTGAGAACCTTGGGTTCAAATTCCCCATTGGAATTAGAATTTACTTCTAGATTGCAACTTATATAATTTGGATTATATGTATACTCTTCAAGAGATTCACGTACATCCTTCTCTCTGCCTGCAAATTTTGCCTTGAAATCGTTGAAATTCATTATCCTTTTGATACCATACTCATGAATAACGTTATCCTTGTCGGATACCTTCACATTTGAACCGCCACGTTTAGTGCGAGACTTTGCATTTTTACGACTACCTTTCTTATATTTCCGTGTCTTATTCACACCTTTTTTACCGCGCTTGGTCGTCTTGTTGACTCTGGTTTTACCACTCTTTGCGTTTTTCATATATATATACACTATGTAGATATATATGTGTGTGTTCTCCATTTACTTGGTTTTTAAAAGGAGTTTGTAAAGAATATACAATCCGACAATGGATAGCGAACTCATGTAAAACTGAGTTCCCATATTCAGGTCCGAGAACTCAAGTACATTATCTTGTTCGTCATCTGAGTCGTCAGTTTCTTCTGTTTTGGAACCAGTCAATTGGTCCTTCATTTTATTTACTAAAATTAAAAACTCATTATCTGTTTGTTTCACATCCACTTGTTCTTTTTCTAAAACAGGTAGTGCAAACAGAGAACCTTGTAGACTGCTACTGCTCGTTTCGGGTGTGTCCTTATCTTCCATTTTAGTCGATGAAGAAGAAAAAGCTTTCTGTTGGTCTTTATTGGGAGAACTGTCCAAGTACAAATAATTCATTGTTATACATTGAACTCACATATTTTTACTACTAACTATTTGTTAAATCAATATAAATGGTTGAATCTAGGTTATAATAACTGCAACAAGGACATCCGCATTATGTGTGGAATATTTGCTGTCTTGAACAACAATGATTTGATTATTACAAAAGACATCATGAAAGATGCCTTCAAAAAAGGCGAACATAGAGGTCCGGAATATTCAACACTAAACTCTATTTCGATCAAAACGATTATGGGATTTCATCGACTTGCGATTAATGGACTGGATGAAGTCTCTCATCAACCAATTAACATAGGCAATATCACGCTAATATGTAATGGTGAAATTTATAACTACAAACAACTGTACACTCTATTGCCCGAATATGTGTCCCCTACGACAAATTCGGATTGCGAGGTAATTATTCATCTGTACAAAGCATTTGGAATGGATACCACCCTACAATTGCTCGACGGTGTATTTTCGTTTGTTCTTATTGACCAGTTATTGGGAAAAAACGCCACCAAACTGTATGTTGCCCGCGACCCCTATGGAATTCGACCACTTTTTATCATGAATAATACGAACTCGTCAGACAGCGACAGTGTTATCGCCTTTGCTAGTGAAATGAAATCGCTGAAACCAATCCAAGACGAAATAAACGAATATTATACAAACAAACGTGACGAAATATTGATGGACAATCCCCGTGCAAACCTCAAAAACAAATATAAACAATATCAAATTCAACCCTTCAAACCGGGTTCGTATCAAGTATACAAACTCCCATTTCATGTATCCCCTCACTGGAAGTTAGAAAAGCAAGTCAAATATAACACATTCGCATTCAACACGAATGTGTTTACGAAGAAATATGATTTTGATCACATAATGGTCAACATTCAAACCTACTTCAAGGAGGCAGTCTTTAAACGCTGTATCGCAGCAGACCGTCCCATTGCGTGTTTGTTATCAGGTGGACTGGACAGTAGTTTGGTAACTGCCTTGGTAAACGAATATCACAAAATGAACAACCTGCCTCAACTTGAGACATATAGCATTGGTATGGAAGGGTCGGAAGATCTAAAATATGCACAACAAGTCGCCGATTATCTTGGTACAAAGCATACGCAGGTCACCGTCAGTGAAGAAGAGTTTGTAGACGCCATTCCTAAGGTCATCTATGATATTGAAAGTTACGATACCACCACAGTTCGCGCAAGTGTTGGTAACTGGCTAATTGCGAAATATATTTCAGAACACAGCGAAGCAAAAGTCATTTTCAATGGCGATGGTGCAGACGAGTTAATGGGTGGATACCTATATATGAAACACGCTGGAAATTGTGTAGAATTCGATAAGGAATGCAAACGATTGCTAACGAATATCCACCAATTCGATGTGCTACGTTCAGACAGATGTATCTCGTCCCATGGATTAGAACCAAGAACTCCTTTTTTGGATCGTACGTGGGTGAATTACTATTTGTCTCTTCCATTCACTCTTCGTTATTCGAAAGATGACCAAGAAAAATATTTGATTCGTAAAGCGTTTAGTGAGGAATATTTCAACAACCGAGAAGGAATATCTTTACTTCCACCAAGCATTCTGTGGCGCCGCAAAGAGGCATTCAGTGATGGCGTTGCGAATGAAAAAACCACCACACGTGAAATTATTTACAAACATATTCATAGTCTAGATAGTCACGCACAATTTGTTTCGTTGTTTAATGACCCGAATATTGATAACAAAGAAAACATTTTGAAATTGGTAAAAGCGGTTCCCGAAACAAAACACCTAACTCACTTGTTGCCGGAAACGCTGGAACAATTTTATTATCGTTATATATTCGAGATCCATTACAAGGGTTGTGGAAAAGCCATTCCTTATTTTTGGATGCCCAATTACGTAAAGGCACAAGACTCCAGCGCACGTAGTTTGGATATTTATAAAGAAGACGTAGAAACTGACTATGCGGTTTTACCAAATGCACCCGATGACTTTGCATAAAAAATACAGTATTCACAAGTAAATATACTTACATAGAACGAGTATATTTACTAATTTTCACGTATACAATCCATCTATATATGATTGAATATCGTCTAATTCAAATAAGGACAACTTGTTTATAAAATCGCCAAAATTCGTTTTTTTATGTATACCGAAATCCTTTCTTTCAATCTCATTGTGTTTGATTTCTTCAAACACGTCAGACATAAGATTATATGTTCGGTCGTTCGTTTTAATCAAACGTAACGTTTTCTGCAAACATACGAATGTATTTGTGGTGAAGATTTCTTTCAAGTTTGATAAATCGTTCGCTTTGGATATATCTGCAAAGTCATCTACATCGTTATTCGCTATAAAATGAGCGAACATTTGACAGAAACCATGTGAACCCATTTTTTGATACAAATGATACGGGTCAATCAATTCCCATTTTCGATGTATTCGTCCTCTGGTTACGATTTTTGTTCTACACGCTACTCGAAAATGGGTTTCATCGTCGTCGGGTTTTCTTACATTGTAACCATAGTAGATAAATAAGTCCAAATCCTGTACACGATCATCAGTCCAAGGAATGCACGCTTTTGACTGTTCAATATCAAATACCTGTACATGTGTGTTGATTTGCTTATAGACATCAACTTGACCAAGTATTTCTATAAACAAGGTTAAATAATCATTGAATGTATTCAACATTTTTATTGGAATTTCTAATTATATATTGTACAATTCTACAATATATATTTCAATTTTATCTTCATTACAAACGGTATCTAAAACTCCGTGCTAAAGTCAAATACTTCTTCTTCGTTATCCTTTCCGCTCTTGTCCGCCAAAGCATACTCTGCATTCGTGCGCTCAAAAAAGTTCACCTTGGACTCTATGCTAATGAGTTCCATGAAATCAAAAGGATTAGAAGAATTATACATCTTGTCGTATCCTAATTGGACACACAGTCTGTCCGCAACGAACTCAATGTACTGAGACATCAACTTGGAATTCATACCAATCATGCGACAAGGAATGGCTTCCAAAATAAATTCCTTTTCAATCTCCACTGCCTCTTTTACAATTTCGTGAATTTTGTCCGGAGTTAATTTTTTATGTAACTTGGAGTACATCAAAATAGCAAACTCAGTGTGAAGCGCCTCATCACGAGAAATGAGTTCATTAGAAAACGTCAATCCGGGCATCAATCCTCTCTTCTTAATCCAATAAATAGACGCAAAGGAAGAAGAAAAGAACAGACCCTCTACTAACGCAAACCCCACCAAGCGAGTAGCGAAATCGCTGTTATCGTCGTTAACCCATTTTTGTGCCCAGTTGAATTTCTTCGCAATGCAAGGATAATTTTGAGTAGCTGCGAACAACTTGTCTTTTTCTTCGGGGTCTTTAATATATGTGTCTATCAACAGGCTATACATCTCTGAATGGATGGTTTCAATGGCTATTTGGAATGCATAGAACGCACGGGCCTCTGATACTTGAACATCGTTCATGAAACGGGTACCCAGATTGTCCGTAACTACGGCATCGCTACTAGAAAAAAAAGCTAAAATCATTTTAATAAAATTGCGCTCATCGTCACTCAATTTGGCCCAGTCATTCATATCTTGTGCGAGTGAAACTTCGCCGGTATGCCAAAACGAATCGATGGATTTTTTATACATTTCCCAAATATCATTGTATTGAATGGGAAACATTACATAGCGGCTATCGTCTGGTGTAAGAAGTGGTTCGAGTGCAGTGGCTGCATTATGTGCATTGTCGGACATATTGTTCCTAAATAATATAGTCAGTAGATTTTTATTTCATTTAGAAAATATACTTACAGTGCACACAGTGCATTTTGCCGGTTACAGTTGCACGATAGTAAACGTGAGTAGTAATTATTTAAATTGGTCGACATCAATGAGATTATTATTATTATCGAGAGATTATTTAGGTCATTAATATAAGGAATGCCAGGACAAAACAAACATACTTCTGAACCGGAACTTGGTGAAGAACCTAGCAGTCGCCGTGGTCGCCGTGGTCGCAAACAAAACGAAAAAGAAATTTTGCGAGAACATATGATTGAAACATTTGATAAGGACACAATTATTCAAAAACAGCGACAATTATACGAGAATTTACAATACTTATCTGAAAAGGAAAAAAAAGAATTTGAGGCAAAGTTCACTACGCCTAGAAACGATGGTCAAAAATACTATGCTCGTCTATTAAAACAAAAAAGCAAAAAAATTGTCGTTGCTACGGGACCAGCCGGAACTGGAAAAACGCTGTTGGCTACCGAGCAGGGCATTCGCATGTTTCTTTCTGGTGGATACGATAAGTTGATTTTCACTCGCCCTTCTGTATCCGTTGACGAAGATCTCGGATTTTTACCCGGTACATTGGAAGAAAAGATGGCTCCTTGGATACGTCCTATATACGATGTGTTATATAACTTTATCACTCCAAAAGAAGTCACCGTATTACTAGAAGAAAAAGTCATAGAAATCGCTCCACTGGGATATATGCGAGGTCGTACGTTTAAAAATTGCTGGATCGTTGCGGACGAAATGCAAAATTCAACCATTTCTCAAATGAAAATGTTAATGACTCGTCTGGGTGAAAATAGCAAACTGGTAGTGACCGGCGATTTAGACCAATACGATCGCGCAAGTGATATTAATGGATTAGACGACTTTTTAGATAAATTTCGCGGAAAGCGTTCCTCGAGCATTAGTAGCGTTGAATTTCAAAATCACGATATACAGAGAGAGGAAGTCGTAAAAGAAGTGTTGGACATTTACGCAGGAGAAGTCCCACCTGTATATTCTGATGACGAAGAAGAACCCTCCGAAATGAATGCTGAAATAGAAAAAGATTTAACAGATTCCAAATAATTGCGTGTTCTCATTTTAGGCGCTATACGTGTATAATAAAATGTATTCTTTTATTATAGAAATGAAATTCTCGTTGAAAAATGTTCTCCAGTTTCAACCATTATTAAAGAGCCAATTGGTATTGTATATGTTTTTATTCATTGCCTTGTTTGAAATCGTTCATTTTGGAACAAACCAGAATGTAAATGGCGTCCTTTTGATGTTTTTAATCGGTTTCTTGACTTCATTTTTCAGTAAGAATATGATTATTATCTTGTTTTCCGCTATTGTGTTTACCAATCTAATTGTATATGGTTCTCAACTCAAGTATAGAGAAGGGTTTGATAAGAAGGACGAAGTCATCAAGCGAGTGAAGAAAACCAAAAAGTCGGAAGAAGAATTAGAAGAAGAAGATTCTAAAAAAGAAATGACAAAGAAGGATATCGAAGAACAGTTCTCTAGTTTACAGAAAGAACTCCCCGAGTTCCAAAAAATCCAATTTGAAATTTTAGACAATCTGGAGAAAATGGACCCCCTTCTAGAAAAGGCGGAAAGCTTCATCAATAAATATTCGGAGTACAGAGACAGCAACCGTCGTTAATTTGGTGTAAATTGCAATTGATAATATCCTTTCATAATATAAGAGAATACTATCAATCATGGTCTTCAAAGCCATTGCAAAATTCATTGCCATGATTCCCAAAATATTTAAAATTATTACAGGCGTCATCATGGGCATAAAAGATATATTTTTAGGTTTAGCCAGAGAATTTGAAGAATTTCCACAAGGTGCATATTATTTAGGTATGCACGCGGCCATATTTGTTCAATACTTGGGCGTTTTCGCATTTACAAATCTTTTCTGCGCTATGCAAATGATCCAGAACTTTACCTCTTGCTTTTTTTGGTATGCATTGGACATTTTCGGCAAGATATTGTATTTAATACCACAATTAATCATAATGTTTTTAATGTTTCTAGGCATTCCAGCAGATGAACTTGAAACACAGTTTTGGATGTTTATGGAGGACATCGACAGAATGGTGGTGGATGCAAGTGGTTATCACATTATTCACTTTCCCAAAGACATCCGCGATAAATGTTTCAATTGTAAACGGTTGAAGACAAGCGTACTAATTAATAAAGCCAATGATGCATTCGGAGATCTCAAGGACCCGATTATCCCACTGATGACTGGCGGCATTGTGGATATGTTCAATGGTGCTCGTAGCGCAGTGAATGCAGTATTGGGACCAATCGGCATCCGTATATAAGAACATCCAATAAATTTAGCACACATACGTAATGGAATATTATAGAATGATATAGTATAATATGCCCAAAAAGTGTACCAGCCCAGGAGTTATATGTATTGAGAACGTAACCCTTTTATTCATTGTCATTATTATTGCGATCATCGGATATTTGTTGTATCAAGTATACAATCCGGCGATGAAGACGTCTGATACAATCCTTGTAAAACCTACCAAAATTATTCAGGACATTCAAATGCCCATCATGGACGATGCGGGCGATACGATGAATGACCCATATGCGCCTCCTTTGAAACGTAATCAATATTTACAACCTACTATGGGAGGAGATGTCCGTGGACTTCCCATCAATATCAAAACGCGCGCTACTGGTCATGATTACCAGCAAATGGGCATTTTAACCAAACAGGGTGGGAACAACGAGAACTTAATTTTACCACTGATGGGTCGCCGTATTATGACTGGGCGCGATAGATGGCAGTATTATACAATGTCCAATACTGGTTTTGTTAATACCAAGCTTCCCATTAGCGTGAATGGAAAAAGTTGTTCTGGAGAATATGGATGCGATATTATGAACAATGGAGATGTTGTCTATGCAGAAGGATACAATGATACGTTCAATGCAACCATTTATGAAAACAGCACACTGAACTATATTCCTTACCTTTAGACGAATTATAATTTGGTAAAAAACTCTACCACATTATATATATAAAGCAATGAGTGAAGAAAATACATTTGATTTAATAGACGAAACAAAGATTAAATTTGATAAAGAAATTATTTATGATTATCCTTTGACAACCACTTATGCAAGCGAATTTGTAAAAGGGAACGATGTATTTCAAGCACCAGTTACATACAGCATTGATAATAACTTTTATTATACTTCTGATGGAAAGACCTCCGAGTTCAACTTTTCAAAAATTCATATTGGAAAACTTGTTCACGACAATGTCGAGAACGTGAGTGCAAATAATAATAAGATTATAGGCGAAGTCGTATTAGAACATTCTTCGAATTGTTATGTGTGTTTTTTTCTAGAGAGTTCAAGTGCTACCGAAAAAAACTCTTTAGATGCGATTTTATCAGGAGGTTCTGCTAATTATGAAGTTGAATTGAATAATATTATTCCAAAACAAGACAAATGCATTCACTACAAGGATGGAAGCAAGAATGTGTTTGTATTTACCACTCCTATATACACTGAAGCCACATCAATTGACCCAATTATTAGTAACAGTTTATTCAACAAATACCCCAGTACAGATGATTACATTGTAATTCCTGGAAATTATCTTAATCAGCGCGATGATGACCAGATTTACATTGATTGTAGTCCGACGGGAGCAAGCGACGATGAGATAAATACTTACAACGTGCCCATCAATTCCAAGATGATGAGTGAAAAACAGCAATCTGATTTTATGGGCACGACCGTGAATTTCGCATTTTTCACGATTCTATCGCTAGTGGGATACTTTATTATTCCAATGTTTTACAAAAAAGTGGTGATAGATATGATATTGTTTATGAACCCAGGCACTGGAGATGAAGTAAACAAAGACAGATTGAAAGCAATCGCCTCTGCTGATGTCGGCATCATACTCACATTTGTATCGGCTATTATGTTATTTTATACAATGGGCATGACGGGTGACTCCAGATATACGTCTTTGTCCTTAATGCTTTCTCTTATTGCTGTTTTGTCTGCATCATTAATTACAATGAAGAAGTCCAATCCAGACTTCTTGCGAGCAATCAGTAGTAACGGTCGGGTCATTCAATTAGAAATCCCTATGACTACCATCAAGGATGAAATTACAAAAAAATCAACCGAAGTTCCAGTGGGAGTATCTTCTAGTCTTGGAGACATATTCAAAACAATTGGCGATTTCTTCGGGTTCTTATTAAAATTAACCCCTGCATTCCTAGCAATCACCCTTGTTGGTGCTGCAATTCCACAGATTATCAGGTCGATGGGTATCTTAACACCCGAAACTGCTAGTTCATTGACCATAGGTGGCGTGCTATTCTCTATGACTGGACTCGTTTGTTTCAAGTTGATCGACAAAGTCGAAAAATTAAGTAAAGGTGAAGAAGCATAACTCACGATTGCATAGAAATTAATAAATAATTAGAACGATTGGCTCTATTTATTTATACTTGAACAAATTTAATACATGGAAGCAGTTCCAACATCCTCGGCAACAGGTTTGAAAGCAGTCTCGGTGAATATAACAGGATCGCTATGTCCAATGGGGGCCATCTGCTCTACGATCTCTTCTTCAAGAGTGTCTTTCTTCTCGGGGTTCATCTTCTGCATCTTCTGGTCCTTCTTCACTTGAGAAGGAGTGTGCTCCTGAATAGCGGCTTTGCCGGTCTGTTTAGAACTGCGTCTTAACAATTCATACGCAACAAACACGTATAAAATAGCCACCAGGGGGTTAGCATTGAAGAACAAATAAAGAGTAACTGCTAAAACACCGACCATGCCTAGGGGAGAATCGACCATATTGGAAACAAATCCGGGGTTCTCAACGGGGAAAACAATATACATTACAAACACGACAAGCGCAATTAATTCTACTTGTGTTAAGGAGTTGAACATTTTTGGAAGTTTCATCATTTCTATATTATAGATTAGTATTTTATTTTTACCTATAATCAACGAAAATATTTGAAAATTGAAATATCCTAAATACAAATAATCTTATGTAGTAATCATATACATACCAAGATGAATAGAAAGAAGAACATCAAGCAACCAACTATCAAGGACAGTTTCCTTCTGACCCCCGAATACAAAGAAAATGTGCGCATTTCATCACATTTGGGGAGAAAAGGGTATACCATCCCAAAATCGACATTATCCGAAAAAGACATTGCTTGTTTAAAAGAAGAATTATTGGTAAAACCAGTAGAGATGAAAATGAATTATGGTGCACCAGGTGCAGCTGGTTCCAATGCGTTCCCGGTGTACAAAGAAAACGACAAAAAAATATACATTCCTCGCTTTTATGGGGTTGAACGTTATGGGTTGCCTGATAAAAGCGAACTCCAGGAGGGAGACGACATTGACGTAACCTTTGATAAACAGGTCCGCGATTACCAGGAACACATTATTGGTGTCTATATGAACCACATTGGAGAACCCATATCAAAAAACAACACGCAAAATGGTAACGGAGGCATACTGGAGGTTCCTTGTGGTAGAGGCAAGTGTTTGAGCAAAGATACGCCAATAATGATGTATGATGGGTCTATTAAGATGGTTCAAGATGTAAAAGTTGGAGATAAACTCATGGGGGACGATTCTACACCAAGAAACGTGTTGACTCTCGCACGAGGAAAAGAGATGATGTACAAAGTGATACCAAACAAAGGTGATAGTTACACAGTGAACGAAAGTCACATACTATCATTGAGATACAGTACATCCATGAACAAAAATACCCCCAAGGGCACTGTGGTTGATATGTCTGTATTAGATTATTTGAATTTACCCAAATCTTATCATGGTAGAGGAGGTCCCTTGGTTGGATATCGTGTGCCTATTCAATTTCCTAAGAAAGATGTGGACATAGACCCGTATTTGCTTGGATATTGGTTAGGTGACGGTCATTCAAAAGGATCTGTTATTTCCACACAAGAGTCCCATGTATTGACGCATTTGCAAAACAATTGTTTTCCAGAAAATCATCCCGAATTGTATTTGCAGTATACAGGCGCACAATACGATTATCGCATTAATTCTACGAAGAAAGGCGCTGGTTGTAATTCATTCATGAATGGTTTACGTAAATATAATCTTATCAATAACAAACACATACCTCATGATTATAAATGTAATGACCGCGAAACACAGTTAGCATTGTTGGCTGGGTTGATGGATTCAGATGGGTCTGTCCATGATAACTGTTATGATATTCTTCAAAAAAACGAAATCCTTTTGGACGACATCATTTTCGTCGCACGTTCACTTGGGTTTGCAGCTTATAAAAAAGAATGTAAAAAATCGTGCGTATACAAAGGAGAAAAAAGAGAAGGAACCTATTATAGAACGTGTATTCACGGGAAAGGGTTGGAAGAAATACCGGTAAAATGTCCTCGTAAAAAAGCAAATCCCAGAAAGCAAACAAAAGAAGCTTTGAATACCAGAATTCGGTTAGAACAAGTCGGCATTGATAACTATTATGGGTTTGAAATAGATGGGAACCGACGTTTTGTATTGGGAGATTATACCGTCACACACAATACAGTAATGGCGCTCAAAATCATCTCCAATCTCCAGAAAAAGACGTTAATTATTGTTCACAAGGAATTCTTGATGAATCAGTGGATAGACCGCATTGAAGAGTTCTTGCCTGGAGCGAGAGTTGGTAAAATACAGGGTCAAAAATTCGACATTGAAGACAAAGACATCGTTATCGGTATGTTACAATCGCTCTACGACAAAGATTATGGTCCCACTGGATTTCAGAGTTTCGGTTTAACCATTGTGGATGAGGTGCACCGCATAGGAAGTGAACAATTTTCCAAAACACTATTGAAAGTGACCACTCCAAATATGCTGGGTATTTCAGCAACAGTGGATCGTAAGGATGGATTGACCAAAGTATTGTATATGTTCATTGGAAACAAGATCTATAGCGAAGAACGAAATGATGACGACCCTGTATGTGTGCGCGCAATCCATTTTCACACGAACGACAACGAATTCAATGATGTTGAGGTGGATTATAGAGGAAATACAAAATATAGTACGATGATTACCAAATTATGTGCGTATGACCCGCGTACACGATTTATCATCCAGGTGTTACAGGATTTATTGAGCGAAGACCCCGATAAACAAATCATGGTGTTATGCCACAATCGCAGTTTATTAACCGCAATCTATACCTATATTCGCACTTGGAACAATGACGAAGAAATGATTGGATATTATGTGGGCGGCATGAAACAAGTCGATTTGGAAAAAACAGAGAAGAAACGCATTGTGTTGGCCACGTATGCGATGGCGGCGGAAGCGCTCGACATCAAAACGCTATCTACATTGGTGATGGTGACCCCTAAAACAGACATTACACAATCGGTCGGTCGAATTTTACGCGTAAAGCACACCAAACCAATTATCGTAGACATTATTGACCAACACGATCCTTTTCAGAAACAATGGATACAGCGACGTAGATATTACAAAAAATGCAACTACAAAATTATTCAAAACAACAGTAAAAAATATACAAATATGATGAATGCTGACGATACAAATGAATGGAAATTGGTGTTTGACCCGAAGGACAAAACTACGAAAATGGACGAAGAGAAAGAGCTGAAAATAGAACGAAAATGTTTAATTGCGTTTGATAATTTGGAATAATATACACATATAACTAATCAACTTTGTATTTTAAATAGGCTACCTGACTATCTAATTCTTTGTCTACTTGAATTTGATACCAACACTCATAATCATTCATAGTAATTGGACCCTTCAAATTTTTCTCTAGGGTTGATTTCAGCATATTCGCGTGACTTTTTATCGCCCTGAATGATTCAACGCATTCAGGGTGATAATTTTTTATTTGTTTATACAATGTTAGGAGCGAACTCATATCATTGGGTAGTAGCGCAGCGGACATCGTAGTAATAATAAGACAATCTATTTCTTTTGTGTCTTTCTCTTCTTGTTGCTTTTCTTTTTCAATTTTCTGTTTGTCTTGGTCTTCTTCTTGGTTGTTTTTCTCTTATGTTTCCTTCCACCACCTTGTTTTAACGCAACTAATTCTGCACCACCAGAAGTACCGGTCGGTGTAATGTTGGGTAACACATTTCCTTCTGTGAACTCGAAAAATCCTCCTCCAGTTCCAGACATGATATATATTGGACAGAGATATTTTGCAAACAAGATAAAGTGATCATGCATAGGTATATATGACTAAACTTCCTGCGAAATCGTGGGATTATATACCAGAACTAGAATACGAAAAAGATTATGTAGTGGAGTTTGAATTGTGGAACTTGCGTGCTATTTTACGCAATATAAACGAAAACAAGCGCGCGGCCTCGCCAGTCTACCAAAAACTGGTCATTCCTCATTTGCAAGAATTAGTAGATAAATTGGAAACATTGGAGGCGAAACTAGATAGAGAAATTGAGACAGACGGGGACAAAACCATCTACGATTTGGTAGATGAATAAAATTGAAAAGGAAACAACAACAACTGTTATATCCAGTAATCAACTCATCAACTAACGAATTCAACAATGTGCTCCAATACGGATGGACGATATATGTCTTTGGCGACAGAAGAGGCGTCAAAATCACCCATTACTAATTTCCAACTGGGTTGTATAGCTGTCGTATCAGGGAAAATTGTAGCACGAGGATGCAATAATTATAGGACCTATTCCAAGGATGGCATGATCGGTCAATCTTGTTCATGCCATGCAGAAATCAGTGTATTGCGAAAATGCATGAAGCAAAATATAACTAAAAAAATAAATATATATGTGGCGAGAGTGTCTACTATGGGAGATATGCTATGTTCGGCTCCGTGCATCGACTGTTTCTTGAAAATGAAAGAGTTCAATATAAGGAGTATCATTTATATTGACCATAGCGGAAATACAGTAAAGCGAAATTTCGACGACTTTCACACGTCCCATACAACAAGCGGCAAGAAAGCGATCCTTACAAAGCGTGTAAAGTGTTTATGATATGTGTCTGCATATCATTATTTGTTTGTAAAATTGAAAGAACAATTGTTTTTTATTGAATATGCAACAATTAGACAATCAATCATTCATCATGGAAGGAGAAACACACGTTCATTGGCCCGATATTACTCATCCAGCGGATGCACAAGCATTTCAATCGCTGGGATTAAAAAAACTATTGTATATTGGTCCCTGGTTTCATCTTGAACCCACTATTCACGCGGAGTTTCGAAATATCAAAGAGTTTATTTATGTAGATACACAACCACTTGGAGAAAATGAAACAAAACCATACGATACAAACTCATACAAAACCAATTTCGTCGAAGATTTGATGACGAAATGTGCTTGTTTTGGATATGAATTGATAAGTGATTACATGATTGACCCTGAACATGTAAATACCGTATTGAACCGCAGTCAGCGCACAAAATGGCGTGTCGATTATCCTCACATTAACCCACATATGTTCAAATTTGAAAATAAATACACTAAGCAAATATTAAAATATTACATTTCAACCAATTTCCTGTATACGATGAATAAAGAATTACGAACAGATATGTGTGAGGCAGACGGATTAATTCTGAGTGGATATTTTCCTCATAAAACGTTATTGCATTATTTCCCCCAACCAAAAACAATCATTGGGTTTACTGAAACTGTGTATCCAGTTGGTGAACTATCGCATTATCTAGAAGAAGACAATATAATTCCGTCGTTGATAAATGATACGAATACCGACACCCCTTATTGGGCAAATAACTATTTCTTATTGTCTATTCATACAAATCATATGGTAAAATGTGAAAATATAACCGAAATGGGCGACCTATCTGTTCATGAAATAGACCGCCGATATGGATATGAAGTGTAATATACCGACTTATAAAAAATCTTACTGTATATATGCGTTAGTCGTATTGAAAATATGTATTTTTTATACTTTATGTAGTGAGTTATAAAAAGAACGTTTTTGACATGGGAAAGTATATTTGGTTTTGCACTTTTGGACATTTTAAAAAATGTCCATTTTTCATTTTTGTGAGAAAGTCTTGAGAAAAAAAAACTAAAAAACGGGTTCACAGCATAATGCAGTGATTGCATTTTTTCAAAAAAATATTTGGCTGCATAATTTTTTATTTTAATTATGTAGAAAAATCATTTAGGGGATTTTTTACTATCATTGTATGGTAGTAAAATGGTAGTAAAAAATCCCCTAAAATCAATCCAGATATTTGAATGCACGGATTGTTACTATAGTACGTGCAATAAAAAAGATTATAATAAACATTTGTCCACTGCAAAACATAAAATGGTAGTAAATGGTAGTAAAAAATCCCCAAAAATCCCCAAAACTGAAAATAACAATTTCGTCTGCATTTGCGGTAAGGTATATAAATACGATAGTGGGTATTATCGTCACAAAAAGGTATGTAATGCAGATGGAAATGCGAATTTGCAGCAAAACGAAGTAGAAATCGACCCGTCACAAGACTCTATACACACTATGATGGAGTTAATAAAACAAAATCAGGAATTCAAAGAGTTGATTGTAGAACAAAATAAACACATTTTGGAATTGGCCCAAAAACCAACTACCACAAACAATACGATCAATAACAACCAAAAATTCAATCTAAATTTCTTTTTGAATGAACAATGTAAGGATGCGATGAATATTTCCGAATTTTTGGAGAACATGATGCTCGATATGGAAGACTTAACAGAAACTGGTCGACTAGGTTACGTAGACGGGATATCAAGAATTTTTATCAACAAACTGCGAGAACTCGACACATACAAACGACCATTGCACTGCACTGACTTGAAGCGCGAAACACTGTATATACGGGATAATGATGTATGGGAAAAAGAAGAGAATTCAAAACAGAAACTGAAGGAATTAGTAGACAAAGTCGCCAATAAAAATTGCAAAACCATGCGTATATGGACGGAAGAACATCCAAATTATACAGAAATGGATTCGATCGAAAACCAAGAATTTATGAAACTGTCGGATGCTATATTGGGTGGGTTTGGAGAACAAGAATCAAAACAATTCCGCGATAAAATCATCAAAAGTGTAATCAAAGAAGTCATGGTCAATAAAAATGTATAATATATTTGTGGATATAATTCATAAATATATTCAATTGTCTACATAAGTGATTAGCATAGTATTATAGTTTACTAATATGAACAATCTTTGCGTATTTATGCGCTACTTTAATCGGCGTCCATTTCCTATATTTACGATCGTATACACATTCCATGCGTAATATTTTTTTTAGATCGACATATTTATCGTGTTGGATATTTTCGAAATCGTCTTCATCATCGCTTTCTTCGATATAATCCAGGTTTTTATTTTCTCTGATATTTCGGAAAAGATTATTCATCGCGACGCTTGTCTTGTAGTTTGGTACATACGATAAATTGTAATAGACCGGGCTATTGTTTCTGCCGTATGCAAACAAATGATAAATATCATATTGCAAATCTGCACGAACTTCAAATACGGTCGTAGTTCTATATTGCGGTTTATTGAAGACCATTTTATAAGGTTCGATTTCAAAGTCTGTCGATAACGGCGCGACAACCTTTGTAGCATTGGGTAAACTGACGATATTTAATTTTCTAGATAAGTGCACATTCATATATGGCATGACTTCGTTTGATGAGCGATACTGAATGTGGTGAAGAGGATAATGCACACGCGATTGGATGCACTCATCGAGCGTATTTGGATATTCGTCCAATCCATCCAATTGGACATTCCATAAGAATGGCGAATAAATAGGCGTATGTTTCTCGAGACATTCAAATAATAGTTTCCACGCACCAAATTTATTTATACTCGACATTTTGCAGACATTTACGCCCTTCATAAAGAGAATGTCGTCAACAATGTATTTTTCTTTTCCCGAATGTTCGTCTACCACGCATGTCGCATACACGAGTGTCCCCATCGACAATTGAAGATTGGATTTGATATCACTATGAACCACCTTGACTATTTTTTTGTCGCGGTTTAATTCCATGATATAACAAGTATAATATTTTTGATAAAACGTAAACCATATCAACACTTTTTTACCAGTGGGGATTGCTATACATACATCATAAACAGATGAAACTTTCTTATGTGAAATTGTTTCATAGGAAAGTTCAAATTGTGGTAATCTTTTGAGAAGATACGACGTTTGGTTAGCGTTTAGAACCAACATACTATAAGAGGCACGTACTATTTATATAGTTTTAAGAAAGTGTGTGGGTAGTCTGTTCATCCATAAACTGTTGTAAATCAGTATTCAATTTTTCAATATGTTCCCGATCAAATAATTGTGTGTTTGGATTTACGCTCGTTGAATTTTGTATTTGCGTCATCATCGCATTGTATTTTTCACCATTTAGCGAACGAGACAATTTAGGTTTGGGTATACGAAACTTAACTTGTAGGTGTTGAATGACCACATGACATAGAAAAATGAACAATAAAAAAAAGAACGACTTGAATAAAAATTCTGTAAACATATGTGTAAATACTAAATATTACGAACACAAAAATATACATTTTTAAACGCCCAATGCAATTTACCAAGAAATAGTATTTGCAAACTATATAAATGTATCGTGGGTAAAGATAATAATGTCATCTATACGTTTGTTGGTAGTAGAAAAGAATGGTACCATTAAAGAAAGTGTATTGAAAACATGGAAGGAAGAAGACTTGTATAAAAAGGCTGGTTTTAAAACTAGTCAGGGGTTTGCATTGGCCACTACTTGGAAGGTTGGTGATATTAATAACAAATCCTATTCTATTCGTGTCTATGGCAAGACTGATGGTCGCGCTACCCAAGAAAACAAATATGAGTTTCCTCCCCCAATTGATGAAACATTGTTTTTCGGCAATTGTTTGATTGTAAATGTGCGAAATGATGTGCCGGTGTCTCTTACTACCGCAGAGTGGACGTGCATTTATGATAAACTGCACGGAGGTTTTGAGGAGCTGGGTGATGAAGATGAAGATGACGATGACGAAGACAGTGATGAATACGATGATGTTCCCAAGACCAAATCAGGTTATGCAAAGGACGGGTTTATTGTAGACGACGATGAACGATCTGACGATGATTATGAAGGTTCGGACGCCTCCGAAAAATTAGAGCCGTTGCCTAAGAAGAAATCAAGCAAAAAGAAGGACAGCGTTGTAAAGACGAAACCCAATAAAAATAATGAAAAAGTCAGCGTTCCCGACAATGTCTTTATGGAACTTAGCAATGAAATAGATGAGTTATTTGATAGCACAAGCGAGTTGGAAATAGAGGAATACATATAGTCAATATTCGATCCAAGTATAAGATAAAAATTGAATGATATAAATAAAAGTATTCTATTTATATTATTAACATACACACAAGATGAAGACAGTATCAAATCCGTGCAATTTTCGTAAAAATCTAAAAGAAAAATTAAAGATTATTCTTGAAGATGAGAACATAACATCGAACGTAGAAACAAGCATATTTAACTATGCACTCAATGAGTCAGACCGACGCAGGTTGATTAAAAAGTGGGACAATCCACAATTTGTAGAAATTTATTTGAACAGATTTCGCAGCATCTACATTAACTTGAAAAATACTACATTCTTGAATCAAATTCGAAACAAAGATATTACTGGAAAAAAATTGGAAGTATTAACTCATTATGAAATGGATACAGAGAGATGGAGCGAACTCATCGACAAAAAGATTAAGCGAGAGGCAAGTAAATTCAAGACCAATATTCAAGCATCCACTGATATGTTTACATGCAGAAAATGCAAATCAAAGAAATGTACGTATTATGAATTGCAGACACGAAGTGCGGATGAGCCAGCAACTATATTTATAACCTGTCTGGATTGCGGGAAGAACTGGCGGTCTTAAGCAAATGGCCAATTGCAGCTAAAATATATTCGAAATATACGAATAAAAAATATATACGAACTGTTACAAAAAATGCAGATTTCATCCTTTCGGCATTGGGATGGTCAATGAACCAATTGGTTATTTGTTCAATATCTCCTTCAAAATCGTCTATTGTACACGCTATACGTATATTTTTTATTTTCTTGATATGGTTTACGCAATCATCGTAATGATTTTCTGAGATGGTAATATTTGTTACATCACTTCTACAAAGCGGACACAATATATATGGATTATGCGAAGTATGCAGTTGTTCAATGTAATGGAATACACAAGTTGAACAAAAATAATGACTGCACGTTAATTTGCAACATTTGACTGGTTCTATTGGTTCTAGACAAATAGAACAATCATCATAATTCTTTAATTGAATATTTTTATCGATGTTCAACTGTATATGCAATAGTCGCGTAGATAACAAAATCGTAGAGATGGTCGATGGTGTCCAACGCGTGTGTATGTTATTTCTCAATAAAAATTGATGAATGGATTCGGCATTTATAATCATTTTGCTATTTGGTATCGAATTGATGAGTTCAATATGCATTTCGTTTGATACTTGCGAATAACACATTACCATTTTCCGAATAAATTTTTTGCACGGATTATGAGAAATATGATGAGATTGTTTTGTGAATAAAATATTGTGTTTATAACCAACTGCCCGCAATATTTGCATATTCAAAGACGACAAATACAACTTCAAATACGTGGTATGCAATCCCAAATAATAATCGTATGCAGCATTCATTTTTATACATTTTTCAAATACTTGTATCATAGAACTATTGCAATTGTTTATACGGTGTCCAGAGTGGTTACAAAATGAACAGTTAGGCATAGAGAAGAGACCTTATATATTTACACTATCCACACACTCTATTTGCAAAAAAAATACTTATTGTATTTTTTTTACGAGACCTGAATTTAGATCAAAATTTCTAAATCATGTAATTTCCAATATTCGCAACCTCCGTTCGGCAAAGGACGTTTGATAATGAAAGGTAGTTTCTTTTCTTCGAATTCTTTTAATGCAACCAAATACCCATCAATCACACTCTCGTCGACAGATACGAAAGATTTGCTTCCTGCATTGATTTGCTTCGCACGTTCTCCAATAACGCGTGCCTTCTCGTATTTGGTAACAAATGGTTGCGTTCTATGCAATGGGTCAATTATATTTCCATCGCTATCGCGAACAACCTTAGACAGAGCTTCCACCTCATCGTAATTGATATTATGTAACTCGGGATGATAACTGGAGATCAAGTTTTCTTTGTAGTCGTCATCAATCTTCTGCAAATAGTCTTCCTCTTTTTCTTCTTCGTCATCGCTAAAATCATCTTCGCGAAACGGGTTTAATTCTGCGTCTTCTTCTTCTTCATTCTCGTCTTTTTGTTTTGAGAAGATCTTATTTTCAATTTCTTCGTCATCAATTTCTTCGTCATCGTCAAATTCGTCATCACTTTCATTCATCATTGGGTCGTTTTGAGCAACAGATTCATTATCACTTTGCACGTCTGATGCGTCGTCATCGTCTACAGTTTGGATGGTAATTGCCCCCTTCTTTTTTGTCTTGCTTGTTTCTGTCTTGTCAACTACCTCTTCATCTGAGAAATCGTCTTCAATAATTTCTTCGTTATCGTAGTCAATGGGGTCCATTATATACTAATATGGGAATATATTAAAAAACATATTTCTAAATACATTTATTCAATTTTATAGTAGAATGATTTAATTGTTTGTCCATTTAGTATCACATTCTATGCATATATAACTGTAATTCATTTTCGCATCGTTATATCGCATATAAATGATTTCTGCTGGAGTTTTGTGGTCTTTATGGTTCGTTTTGCATTGTTTATTTGGGCATGGTATATTGTATATGCGAGGCAGAGTAGGATCTAGTTTTGTATACTTGTTAATAATGTGATGAAAATTTTGTTCTCCTTTGGTGAACGATGTGTTCATCAGACAAATTCCATCTTGGTCAATATCAGTATCTTCGTGTCCACAATGTTTGCAATAATAATTCAACTTTGATTCATCGGATTCTGTAATACGAATATAGTACATATTGTCGCATTTCTCGCAAAATTTCATTTTTGAAACCTTCTTATATATATAGTTGTATGATAATTCTTCTATGCTATTTCATTTCAATTTTGTATTGCCAGTGTACAAATATTCAATGATATAAAATTGATAAACATATACTTGATTTTATTACGTTCAAACTAAATATTTCAATCTAATAACAAACCTTGCTCCATTTACCGTAATACACTCTACCGTATTCCAATACCACCGTGTGGTTATATTATTCGAAAATTGATTTAGAAAGTAGTCATTAAAATATTTATATAGTATACTCTGGGAGATGAAATCTTCTTCTATAACTGCAAAAATGAAGTCAAAACGTACACAAAGTGTCCAATCTATGCTTACACAACATAAAGTAGACAAACAGGCAACCAATGATAAATCAGAAACGCATACAAATACGCGGATCGGCAATAAAGATGCGAAGATACACGGCGGTTCTTATGCAATTCCAGACAGTGAATATCCTGAATTTATGAACAAAGTTAAAATGGCTACAACGGCTGGTCAATATGAGTATTTGACTGAAAAGCAGTTGCCGGAAGGAACATTGGCGATTGATATGGATTTGCATTACGATTATGAAGTAGAGGACAGACAACACGGAAAGGAGCACATTGACGACTTGATTGATGTGATTTTCTCCACATTGAATGATATGTATGTATTTAACGCTGAACAAAATATCATCGCATATGTGATGCAGAAACCGGATGTAAATCGTGTGAAAGAGAAAAATATAACCAAAGATGGTGTTCATCTACTAGTAAACATAAAAATGGACCGACATGCAATGAAATATTTGCGTGAACAACTGATGGCCAAAATCCCGGAGATATGGGACATTCCGATTATCAATACGTGGGGAGGTGTATTCGACGAGGGGGTTATGAAAGGAACTACGAACTGGCAGCTGTATGGATCCAGAAAACCGCATCATGGAAGATATAGTGTTTCTTACATTTATGATATTGGATACGATGAGACGGATAACGAGTTTATCCGCGACGAGATCAATGATGTATCTGCTCATTTGGAAGAACTCGACTGGATGAATTTGTCTGTTCGAAATACCAACTTGCCTACTTTTCAATTGAAGACGTCGTTCATTTCTACTTATGAGAAATATTTACCTGTGAACAAAACCCGTACCCAATTTTCGCGTAACAATATACCGGTTCGTAAATCGGCTGGATATTCTTCATTGTCGAAGGACTTGACTAGTATCAAAAGTCAAGAAGAATTGGACTCGCTCTACAACGAGTTTATGGATTCGCTGACTGCGAATGACCACAAATTAATTAGTGCTTGCAAAATGACTATGATTTTGCCTTCCGAATATTACGGAAATGGCTCATATGATAAATGGATCAGAGTGTGTTGGGCACTGAAAAATACATCATTGGATTTGTTGCTTGCCTGGGTGAAGTTCAGTTCCCAAACTGCTTCTTTTCGGTTTCCCGATTCTATTATGGAATGTATAGAAAAATGGGACGAAACTGCCGTTCAATCTGATGGAGGGCTGACATTGGGTTCGATTTGTCATTGGGCAAAAACAAGCAATCCCACCGAATACAAGGATATATTGAACCAATCTATTTATGCAAAGATTGAGCAGTCGATCAATTATGCCGTACAGAATAGCAATTTGAATAATAAAAAGAATGGTATCTGCGGCGATGCTGATTTTGCGGAGGTATTGTTTGCTATGAAGGGAGATGAATATGTCTCTGCTGGTATCAAATCCGTATTATGGTATCGGTTTGTGAATCATAGATATGAGGTGTGTGAATCGGGCACATCATTGCGAAACGAAATTGGAGGCACCATGCGTTCGCTATATAACCAAAAAGCACAAGAATATTTACACGAAAGTACATTTCAACCAGATGATGCAGAGTCAAAAGAAAACGAATTGGCTAAGATCAAAGCGAAGGTTTGTATGAATGTATTTGCTCATCTTGGCAAGACAACCGACAGAGAACATATTATGATTGAGTCTCGACACATGTTCTATGTGATGGATTTCTTTGATAAATTGGACCAAGATCCCTACTTGATGGGTTTCAACAACGGCGTCATGGACTTTCGTGAGAAAGTATTTCGTCCCGGTAAGCCTGAGGATTACATCTCTATGAGTACCCACATCAATTATATCAATTTGGATAATAACGACAAGCAACAGCGAGAAATCGTACACGAAATTACCGAATTCATGCATCAGTTGTTCCCCATTGACGAAGAATACGAGTATATGTTTGACCATTTGGCGTCAACGTTGATAGGAAACTCGATCAACCAGACATTTACTATGTATACGGGCGAGGGGCGCAATGGAAAGTCTGTATTGATTTCTCTTATGGCGAAGATTTTGGGAGATTACAAGGTGGAAGTGCCGTTGAGTTTAGTTTGTGGAAAACGTGTAGCAGAGGGAGGCACGAGTGCAGAAAAAGCAGCATTGAAGGGGGCGCGCTATGCAGTATTTCAAGAACCGACAAAAGGCGACCGAATTAATGAAGGCAAAATGAAGGAATTGACGAGTGGAAAGGACCCCATCACGTGCAGAGCACCCTATATGACGAATATGATAACGTTTATTCCTCAAGCAACCTTTGCGATAGCTTGTAATGTAATGATGGACGTGGATAGCAATGATGGCGGCACTTGGCGTCGTATTCGAGTGGCCGAATTCTTGTCTTATTTCACTGAAAAACCTGTAAAAAATGATAGTACCAAGCCTTATCAGTTCGTCGTTGATTGTGAAATCGAAAATAAATTTGATAGGTGGAAAGAAGTGTTTATGTCGATGTTGATTGACCGAGTACTGAAAACAAATGGATATGTAAAAGATTGCGATATGGTGATGGCGGCGAGCAACAAATACAGACAGAGCCAGGACTTGTTCAGTCAGTTCTTCGAAGAGAGAATCGTGATAGATGCTAATAAGACGCTTACCAAGACGGAGTTGTATTCAGAATTTAGCGTTTGGTATTCAAATAACGCCAGCGGAAAGACTCCTACGGCGCGAGAAACAGCCGACAATATGGACAAACTGATCAAGAAAAATATCAAGGGGAAGTGGACCGGCATTGGTCTAAGTTACGGAGACGCTGTAGATGAAAATACAGAAGCAATGGAACCAGTGCAAACTGGATTAGCCGATTTGGAGTAAGAAATAATGATTTGTAATTGAAAATTGTAATAACTATAATATTCAATTTTTATTTGACTGGTTCAGCGCGAATGAAATTGTACATATACATTGCGTAAAAATACAAGAACTGTTCAATATGTACGATATACAATGGATACAGTCCAATCAACAATACAATAACCAAGGTGCTATATATTCGCTCCATGGAAAAGCGTTGGTATAAAAAGAACAATAATACAATAGCGAATAGGTAATAGGCAATCGTTAAAAAATGGTTTGTGAATTCCCAAGTCTCGATAGTTGGTTGAACAAATGTACTCTCTTGGTCTCCTTGCGTTAAATCATTTTTCATATAATCGTACTCGCGATGCAAGTGATTATTTTGAACAGATACCAATTCAAAATATTGTTCATCATTGTCGACAGATACACCCTTTATTTGATTGTATTCGATTAGCAACTCGTCAAGTTCACTCTCTAAATCAATATTTCCGCCATCTAATTCCGGTATAATTGTTTCTAGTATAGACATCTGTTTGGTCAATGTCTTGATGTCTATTTCTAACTGTGCTTTTTCCTTTTTTAATGTCTTGATTTCTTCATTGTATTGCTTTATCGAGTTGAGTGATGATTTATATCTATTGTTATAATCAGCACTGTCTCTCTTCATACTAGATAACTGTGTTTCAATCTCTTTTATGTTTTTGTTTCGGCGGTTGATCTCATTGTTCATATTTCGAATATTTCTTTTTATTCTTTCAAAAATGTTCTTTAACTTGCGAAGTTCCGATTTTAACCATATATTTCGACTGATTAATTCCTTTGGTGGGCCTTTGCGCTTTTGCTTCTTTTTCTTTGGTTTGTTTCCTTTTTTTTTAAACCATCCCATGATGAATAATTTATCTATATAATTAGGATAAATTATTAGAGTTTGTAAAATTAAAATAGCGATTCAAATCGTCGGTGTATACTATCGGGTATTCCTGTGATGTTACGGATTGACTGTTTCGTATATTCTTTGATATTGGCGAGAATATCAACCATCACTTCTAAAATAAACATAAAATAAGGGAAAATAAGCAATGCGACAACCACTGCGATTGTATAGGGTTGGTTCAGTTTATTTTGACGACGATACATAAATACCAAGATTGCTAATAAAATATAATAAACATACCAGAGAGCGAGGTTCGCAATTGAATACTCCATCTTGATATGGTCTTGATATGTGGAACGGCGGTCAATATCAATGCGTTTTTGAGTTAGACCATTTAAAGTTTTATCTAAATGGTTATTTTGCTTGGATAACTGATCGTATACTTGTTGCGTTTTGCCGTATATATTGAGTTTTTCTTGCTTCACTTCCTCATCTACTGTAATCAAGCTAGACAGCAAGGTCTTGTTTTTATCATCTGAAATATTATATTCGGTCAACACTTTATTTACATCATCATCTAAATTTTGTTTCGTGTCCAGCAAATTCACATTTATATTGTCTCTGTAATTATTGCGCGTATTTTCCTTACTATTTTCCATCTTTTTCGTATTTTCGGCCTGTTGTTTAATTTTGTTATATTTGTCGGTTTGTTTCTTTAATTGTCGTGTTCTCGCCCTTTCTTCTTTTTTTACTGGTTGCAATCGTTTGTATACTTTATTCTCGTCTCGTCGACGTGCATTAATCGTCTTTGTTCGTTGAATACGTTGTTTTTCCATTTTGTCATTATTCCCCTTAATGGCTAATATAATGGGAAGTACTGGGATTAAAGGAAACATAATATCACTATTTTATATAATAGTCATATTATATTTTTGCATATTTATCTTGCTCGTACGGAGTGTTACACATAGCTGGTTGCAGATTGGAAAATGCTTCTTCAACTTCTTCTGCTTCTTCGACTTCTTCTACATCTTCGTTAGGAACGCATAACAACTGTTCATTATCAAAACTAGTGCCTTCGTGACAACACGCCGGTCCAACGCAATAATCCAAATCATTCGCAGCTAATAAATCACTTGCGTCACTATCTGCTGCAGTTTTTTTTTTTAATTCCTCTGGTTCATCCAAATATAACTTGGTAAAATCCATATTGCTTCTCAATAAGATTTTGAGTATTTGCTTTATGCTATAGATGCCGACTATACTAATAATCGCGACCGCTGCAATAGTCATCGCCGACTCGGGTATAAAACCCAAATGACGCTGCACAAGAATAAGTATAGTGATAACAAACAAACCAAATACAATGACCGCCATCATTTTGTTGACTTCGTGTTGTCTCAAACTATACGAGTTATTGAATTGCATTTGCCGTTGTTTTACAACATATTCACTGTCGATTGTGGATTTTTGGCTCATCAGACGGTTCTTCTCTTCGTCCAGAATGTTGCTAACTTGTTTTTGTTTTGTTAGCAAATCAGCATTTGTGATATTTGAGTTATCGTATATGTTGTTTATTGTATCTAGTTCAGTTTGAAGTGATATGATTTTTTCATTCAAATTTGGGTCATCGCTTTTTTGCAAGGTTCCTTGTAAATATCTTTTTTGTAAATCAAAAAAACTTTTTAAATCCACTTGGGGGGATGTTTCAGTATCAGACATGATATATACTATAAAAATATTATATCATATTATAAAATCGAGAGAATGCTTATTGTTTCGTTAATAACATACCACCAAATACCAACAATGTTGCCGTCGCAATACCACCTAAAACGAAGATTTCATTATTTGTATTGATCATTTTCTCCACGTCTTTTAATCTCGCTTCTTCCACATTATCTATTTTGTGTATTGTACTCTTATTCGTGTAAGATGGGTGTTTTTTGATTTCATCTAAAAGACCTGTTTGTGTAGAATTCGTAATAGAATGCAATACATCAGTGATGTTTGTATGTTCGCTGGTAATTTGGTCAACATCATCTTCATATTTGATTGCCTTCTTTTGAAGCGGGTCAATTTGCTTTTCTTCCACTGCTTTCACATATTTATTGTATTGCTGTGTTTTTTTAGCGTTTTCCTCTTCGGAATTGGGCAATTGATATTTTTGTCTCAATTCTGAACTATACGTATAGTTATCAAAACCTTCAACATACGGAGCATAGTCAGGAGATGCAGATGGCTTCGAATTGGGTTTGCAATCTAAACATCTCCCAAGTGATACAAACGCTTCTTTATCGTCCTCTTTTTTAGAAGTCAGCACAGTATTTCCGAACAAACTCCAGTTTGTTAATTGCACTCTATCGATGGGTCCTTGCATTTTGGTAATGATCAATCTGAAATAAGAGAACTTCTTAGGATAAGTAAATTCGAAATTCTCTTTTGTTCCCTTGAAATCAGGAGACATGGTTTTGGTATGTATTGCTTCCCAATCTTGTCCATTGGTTGAACCTGCAACAATAAACTCATTCGGAAACTTGTTTGATTTTGACGAGGGAGGGACTTCAATAATATAACTGTTTAAATAGACGTTGTATGGTATTTTGACTTGTACCCATTCTCCTTTTATATCGTTTACATTCGTCTCTGCACCCAGTTTGGTAATAAATGTATTCTCTTTTCTTCCACCGCCACGATAAGCAGATGGATAGTTTCCAGTAAACGCGGATTGTACGTACTCTGGATATGATGAATTTAATGTATTATATGTTGGATTGCCTCGATAATCAGATTCCCAATATTGTTTGTTATTGTTGAAAGTATGATATGCGTCGTGTTGTATATTCGCGCGAGACGAGCAAGATAATTCGTAATTGCCGTTGGGCAAATAAGTACCTGATTGTTTCAATCCGCTGATTGTTGAAATATTGGTTTCAAATTTCCGTTTATCAGGCAATGGAACTATTTTTAATGCTGGTTGGGTCATAGGTGTTATGTTATTTAATATAAAGACACATATTAAATAAATGAAATTCGATTATTTGTTCAGTTTGAAAAATACATAATATAGCGTAGTTGTTGCTAAAATACTCAATGCAACGCCTCCAAAATTATTGTAATGATACATATTTTCCATATCTGCATGAAGGGAATGTTTTTTCTTACTCATATAATCCATTTTGGTCTGCATATCATTTCGTAATGTTTGTATGTCTTCGTCATACATAGTCATCATTTCATTATGCGAAGCATCGAATGTTGCTGGACTCGTAACTTGATTTATATCCGCATTCTGTAGCGTATATATAAGTCCACCATTTACGGTTTTGTCTTTGTCGTAAGATACAATTTTGTTGTATTTTTCTAATACACTTTTCTTACTCATCTCTTCTTTGGAACAATTCAATACAGTATTAGAAGGGTTCATGTTGTTATCATTGCATTCAATGTATTTCACATATTGCTCATTAAACGCATTTATCGAATCATGTAGGTGAAGCGAAGTGTTCATTACACTCATTCCTTCGATTTTTCCGGTGCTATCAGATACAAAACCATTGCAATTTCCATCCAAATTCATACAGATTTTTCCGAAGAGAGACCATTCGGATAGAGTGATACTATTGTTTACGGGAAGGTCGGACATACCTGAAATGACCAATCTATAGTGCGAATACGAAAATAGGTTATCTTTTACCTTGAATTCGACCGGCAATGTGGCGTTTTGTTCCATCAACTTATCTTTCTTGTCGTTTTTATGAATACTAACCCATTTTTCTCCATCATTTGAACCTAACACAGAGAAAAGAATGGGGAAACGTCGTATATATTTTTTTGGATTGACTGTTGCTTGCAAATAATAATCAGTCAAAATAAGTTTATAAGGGAGTTGTATTTCTGCCCATTCTCCGTCGATGCTTGTTCCATCCGTCAACATTGTTTTATGATATTTATTTTTACCTCCACCTACGTATTTACCATTCTTGTATGCATTCTGGGTATATCCATCTTGATAGCCTGACTTGGAAGATTTGATATAAGGTGTTTGCCAAAATGTACTGTTTCTTCCATCGAATAAATTTAAAGCCGAATAATCAGAATTTTTATGAATGCCTTGATCGTCGAGACAAGATGACTGTTTTACTTTATATGTTCCGTTCATGAATACTCTTTCCTCATCTTCTATATCCACGTTAAAGGCGTTATTTGTTTCATCCATATTAAACTCGTCTAGTGGAACTGCTTGAAATATTTCATTATTCATGGTTGTTTATTAGTTATATTATATGTTTATATTTCTCGCGCGGTATATAAAAAATATTAACGCTGTTATTCCAATTCCTAAATTAAGAGTATCTAGTTGCGTGGATTTGAATTGTTTTACGTAATCTTGATGTTTTTCTTCCGACCCACTGTGATTGTTTTGGACATTATCTATATTGGTGACCTTCTCTTTATTTATGCATAATTCACGCTCAATGCATTTGTTACTGTTTGTATCACTATTGAACACATCTCGCTGTTCTTCATTGTCGGTTTTACATATGGTTTGATAATCAAATGTAGTATCTTCTAATATGGTTTTGCATTTACTATCTGAAGGCATGTATCCATTTTCCTCTGCGGTTATGTAAAAAAAATCGTTTTTGTTATATCCTACAACTATATCTGAAAACATATAACTATATATTATGTAGTTATATATTTGTGTACTATTTACTTACCTAATTCACACACACACGATAATATTCGTGTTCTAAAGAAGATACGCTTTTTCTGGTGTATTTGCACACTTGTCCTGGTCGCATGCAAATGGCCAATGATTGAGGGTCAAAGCGTGATACTTCAGGAAGTTGCGATAAATCACGAATGTTATATTTTACTTTCAGTTGGTCCAACTCCTCATTGGTGAGTATCTTGCATTCAGGGACTAAAGCATGCTCTAGAACGTTGTATTGCAATCGCTTGATATGATGGACTACGATAAATACTCCTTCTTGTTCATACAGATATTTCATTCTTGTTACAAGGGAATCATTGGGTTCATCGTCAGTGACAACAAGTAATATGTCTTTCTTTGTTAACGTATTTTCAACTTCGAATAGTTCATCTTTCAGATTATCTAAATCTTTCTTTGTGAAAGAATTGTTCTTTTTGTCTGTAGGAAATGAATATTTGATATACATTTTGTTTTTTCCATTTTCAACAATCATATCCAATTTGTTATTCGCATACAATTTGTCCACCTCTAGATTGCTGGTATCCAAATGTTCGGATACATCATATCCAAGAATTTCGCATTGTTTCAATAAATTCACTCTTGATTTATGTAACTTTAAGATCAGATTGTTGCTCGCCATTACTATAAATAAAACCTTATACTTTATTTTATTTATAGCATACATTAATCAATTTTATATATTTATACTTTTTTGATAATCAGATTGGAGAAATCCATTTTACTTTCGGGAATACTATCTTCGCTTTTCACATTTTCTTGTGTTTGAACCGTTGGTACACTGTCTTGGCTGGTAAATTGCATTGGTACACTGTCTTGACTAGAAGATGTTTGCGATTGACTTGGTACACTGCCTGGGATATGGAACACAGGAGAAATGTGAATAGAAGGCATTTGTGCCGAAAGTTGTCCTTGTTGCGATGCTCCATATCCAGGGAAAGGAATATGCGTTTCATATGGTTTCAAATCCAATGCAGTGACCACTTCTACTTCTGAATTGGCCCCTTCAGATTCGATTTTATACAGATTTGATTTATTTAATGGGGTCACCACCCAAGACCTTCCAGGAATATTGTCCTTTCCGTAAATAACGCGATCTCCGCCTTTGAATGTCCTAGATGGATTACTTTCGGGCTGACTTGGCGGTGGAGGCGGCGTTCCATAAGAGGAAGCATAGGAAGAAGGTGGTTTCTCGTCTATTCCATATTCAGGTGTTCCCGGAGGGTTCATTTCAGGTGTTCCCGGAGGGTTCATTTCAGGTGTTATTGGTTGATATTCCGGACTTTCAGCAGGAGGAGGCATATCAGGGGTAATTGGTTGATATTCCGGACTTTCATTAGGAGGAGGCATTTCGGGGGTCGATGGTATAATGGGAGTATCAATTTCCGCATCTTCAATGATGAATTTGTTCTCATTCGACTGTCTTAGTGCACCCGCCACATCTTTTTGTATTTGGTCCAGTGTCTCTTTGGTATCTAAATGTTCTGCGTGCATCAAACGTTGTATGTTCTTGGAGAAAGTCATATTTTCAATCTGGTTGATGTTGTCTTCGGTAATAATACGCATATTAACATTAATAGTTTGTAATTCTTGCATCAATAATTTGAAGGAGTAGGGAACACATACAATACTGAAACTGCGTCCGAATTTGGTTATTTTTTCAATATTAATTTCTTGTTCATTCACGGAACCGGCGAATTGAATTGGGCCGTCAGCGAGGGGGCTCATGAACAAGTTTTTATCAGGATTGTACACTGCAATCATTCCTGTTGTGTTACAAATCGCCATGTAATACTTATCTGCCCGTTCCATCATAGATTCGCGTAAGAACTCGGTTGCTCCATGAGAAATCACACCGTCACGTTCCATCTCACCTATTCTCAATCCACCGTCGTTTGCGCGACCAGCAACGGGTTGTTTTGTAAGAGGGTTTACACGCCCAGTTGGACGATGATTAATCTTATCCTTCACCATATGTTTCAAACGCATATAATAGGTCGGTCCCATGAATATCTCGGTTTCTACTTGTTCACCAGACATACCATTGTACAATACTTCGTTTCCACTGGAATGATATCCATAATCAGAAAGCATTTTTCCGAATACACCCACCTTCGAACCGTTATTGTTATAAGCAGTGCAATCTCCAAACCCACCTTTCATTGCACATGCTTTTCCCATAATAGCCTCCACAAACTGACCAATGGTCATACGAGAGGGGATCGCGTGGGGATTGATGATCAAATCCGGTCGAATTCCGTCTTTGGTGAAAGGCATATCACATTCAGGTATAACCATACCGATTGTACCCTTTTGTCCCGCTCGCGAAGCCATTTTATCTCCCAAATTCGGAATACGTTCTTCGCGCACGCGCACTTTCGCAATACGACGACCTTCTTCATCGTCAGTAATGAATGTCTTGTCTACAATTCCCAACTGCCCCTTCTTTGTGGTTTTGGAATGGTCAGTGAACATATCGTCTTCGCTACTACTCGTGACCATACCAATCATAATCGTTTCGTCATTCACTTCGGTATTCACCTTAACAATGCCTTGCTCATCTAGTTTACTATAATCGTGTCCTTGTTTGGTCTTTGTTATTAAGTTCATATCATTTTCAATATTTGAAAACGTGGTTTGTGTCGTAATTTCACCTAGTTTCTCTTTTTCTTCGTGAGCTTCATATGTAGTAAAATACGTTGTGCGGAAAAGACCACGTTTCAATGCCCCTTCGTTGACCAATATCGCATCTTCTACATTGTAACCTGTATAACACATAATCGCTACAATTGCATTCTCACCATAAGGATTCTCTTCGCGGTTCAAGTACTCCAAGTAACGTGTTTTGACTAATGGAGTTTGTCCATAATTTAATATGAGTGCAGTCTTGTCCATACGCACTTGATAATTCGTGTGGTATATCGAGCACGCTTGTTTCGTTTGACCGCACGAAAATGAATTACGGGTTGCAGGATTGTTTTCCAAAAAGTTGATTTGATTACACATTATGCCAAAAATGAGCGATTGATGGATTTCCATATGTGTGTATAATTTGTCCTTTTTCTTGGTTGCTTCCATATCCAATGCGATAAGCGCCTGTTCCGTTTCGCTGGTATCGATATAGTCAATGATTGCCTTGTTATGTTTGAATTTTTGTATTGTTGCTGGGTTCATCGTTGCATCGTCTACATTTTCATACAAATCAGAGAAATTGTATATTTCTTCGTCGTTAATGTGAAACCCATCGATTTTCTTTTCGGTAAAGCCACCTACCAATTCGGACCAAGAAAAGTTGTTTTCCGCTACTCTTTTTTGGAAATGTTCGCTTTCGAACGACATTTTTTTGGTGTCTTCATCTTTATAAAAGATGGGTCTGCATACGCGTCCACCGTCAGTATAAACATACAGAGTGTTGTCTTTCACGTCGAAAGAAATGCTAGTATAAGTTGGTATCAGTCCATTGCGACGATAAAATTTCATTGCACTCACAGTATCGATTGGATTTTCAACGGACCCGATCCAACATCCATTCACGATGACTTTTGATAATCTAGACAATAATAATGGTGTGCAATCATATAATCGTTTCAAATTCATTTTCTCAATCATAAATTGGATTACACTTTCACGAGAATATCCCTTTGTTACATGGGTACTGATCGACATATGTTTATGAATACCGATATTACCACCATCAGGGGTATCAATTGGATCAAAAAATCCCCATTGCGTACAATTCAGTAAACGAGGACCCACTACTTTCGCGCTTGCGTCAAGTGGTAAGTTGGTTTTGCGCAAATGGCTCAAAACAGAGTTGAATGATAATCTATTCAAATCTTGCACAGCACCTACGCGTTTTGTATGAGAATGTGCTCCCCAATTTCCTTTGAATGCCTTTGTAAATCCCTTTTCCAATGGACGCATTTTGAATATTTCATTTTTGTTTTCTTGAATTAACAAATACAAATTGTTTTCATAGACATTGCGGTTTTCGCGCGTATCATATGTGATTTTACGTTCGAATTCGCGATGAATATCCGCAGTCTGAATGCTATAATATTCACGGAACAAATCGTACAACATATCTCCTACCAGGTCAACGCGCTTGAATTTGTAATTGTCTCTGTCTGTAGGTTTTTCAAATCCTTCTGATGTTAATAGTAACTTCAATGTGATATGACCCAGATAATAGGCTTTTTCTTTGAAATTCAATTCGCCAATGTGAGGTAACAAGTAGTCTGTTAATATTTCCAACACCTGGGTCATAGTCTTCTTTTTGGTGAGAAGACGAATATAATTCATGGCTTGGCGTTGTGTATAAATATTGCCTGCGTCATACACACTTGGAATGAACAAATCAACGAAACCCTCGTACTTTTCTAGATCCAATAAACATGTCTCAATAATTTCTTTGTCTGATAGCACTCCCAATGCACGGAATAGAATGAACAACGGTACTGGTTTGCGTACGTTTGGTAAATTTACCACCATGTTCTTGCGCATATATTTTCCTGTTTGAGGATCTTTTGCGCTATCGTAGTTCTTGGGAACATTGTCGTCTGCCTGTATTTTCACAGACAATGTGCGTATCGGTTTGGATACATCTTCCGATACAGAACGAATTTCAGCAGAGTATAAATAGTAATCCCCGTCATCTTTTTTTATATACAGCATGTTGTTTCCAAATTTTTCTTGCGGAACGACGGTTTTTTCTTTTCCGGCAATAATAAAATACCCGCCGATGTCGTTTTTGCATTCACCCATCATGTGTTTGGTATCTCTAGGCAATCCATTCAATACACAGAAACTGCTTTGAACCATAATTGGGAAACGACCCAATAATATCTTGTCCAATGTAATTGTGCGAACTTGTTTGTTGGGTGCAACCATCGACTTTTCTAACTCTTCTCGTGCTGCCGCAAATTCCTGAACCGTTACTCCTCCTTCTTGAACAAATTCACCTTGTGGTGAACCCAGTGTTATATCTACATCTCCACCAACTATCTCTTTGATGTTATAAGTAGCTGTATCTAATGGTGCACCACCTTGTAAATCAATATTTTCAAATACCGTTTGGGGTTGTTCACCTTCTTCGAGAAGATCAATAATCTCGATCTCAATATCATAATGTATCGTCATACCATACGTCATGTTGCGCATTCTTGCTTCATTCGGAAACATATAGTGACTGTTATTATCATCATAAATAACGGGTTTACCGAAGTAAATTTTATCTGCGTTTTTTCCACCGAAATGCATAATACATTTGTGTTTGTAATCTTTGATTTGTTCATCATACATAGTATTGATGATGAGGGGGTTCTTGTTTTTAAACACTTGATAAATCCCCTTTTTGAAAAAGTCATCATACGAATCAATATGGTGTCTTACTAAAGTTTGTGGATTGTCTTCAAAATACTTATGAATTATCTTCCATATTTCTTGGTTATCCATATTGGGATGTATATAAATTAAAGACATATATATTTTTATATATTTTGGGTTGAATACTTGTTTCGAGATTCATAATAATAATTGAATAAAAATATCGATATAAAATTAGATTGATTATGTTATACACAACTATTTATACCTATGTGCGGCATTTTTGGTATTATAACCAAATTGACTAATCATCCTATTTATGAACGAACATTAAATTCCCTTATTCAATTGCAAAATCGTGGTTATGATTCCTCTGGAATTGGTATGTTGGTTGATAATAAATTTGTCGTGGAAAAGTTTGCTTCTACCAATGAAAAAACATCGATTGAATTGCTGAAACAGACCTCCAAGTCGACGCCTTCTATGAATTCGCATATAGGTGTTGGACATAACCGATGGGCTACACACGGTCATAAAAACGACATCAATGCGCATCCGCATATTTCACACGACAATCGCTTCATGATCGTCCATAATGGAATTATTGAAAATTATCAAACATTAAAAACATTTCTCGTCGATAAAGGTTATGCATTTGTTTCCCAGACAGACACTGAAGTGATTGCGAATCTAATTGCATTTTATTATTCACAATGTAAGAATACATTCCAAGCGGTGAAATCCACCATAACACAACTAAATGGTACGTACGGATTGATTATTGTAAATAGCGATGAACCTGACCGCTTGTATGCAGTTCGAAACGGTTCTCCGTTGTTGGTTGGTGTATCTGAAGAAACCATTCTTCTTTCGTCCGAACAATCTGGCTTCTGTGGAGAAGTTTCTAGATATATTGCGTTAACAAACGATGATATATGTTGCATATATCAAGATGCGCAAGGTGTTCATATCGACACAAAAGACAATTATGTTGAAAAACCGGTATCAATCGATTACATTGTTCAGCATACCCCCGATCCATACAAATATTGGACAATGAAAGAAATACAGGAACAACCACAAACGATTTTAAACGCATTGAATAGAGGTGCTCGTTTGAAAAATAATAGCGAGGTGAAATTAGGCGGTTTAGACCAATATGCAGGCGATTTATTAAATGTCCAACATATTATACTGCTTGGTTGCGGGACTTCCTATCACGCCGCTCAAATCGGCGTATATTTTTTGAAACGATTATGTGAATTTACATCGATACAATCATATGATGGTGCGGATTTTACAGAATACGATGTACCAAAGAGGGGAAGCAGTCTGATGGTATTTATTTCGCAATCAGGTGAAACCAAAGATTTACATAGATGTATAGAAATCGCAAGAAAGCACGAAATTATAACACTTGGAATTACGAATGTAGTCGATTCACTTATCGCGCGAGAAACATTGTGTGGCATTTATTGTAATTCAGGAAAAGAAGTCGGCGTTGCATCTACAAAGGTGTTTACTGGTCAAGTACTTACGTTGTCGCTACTGGCTTTATGGTTCTCGCAAAATCAAAATATTCATAAGCAATTGCGCAACACAATGATTACTGATTTACAGAATGTAAGTAATGATTACAAAAATGTATTGAATATGGTAGATAATCACATGCAATTGTTGGCGAATGAGCTGTATATAAAGAAACACTTGTTCATTTTAGGAAAAGGCGTGAATGAATATATTGCGAAAGAAGGAGCATTGAAAATAAAAGAAATTTCCTATACGTTTGCAGAAGCATACTCGTCGAGTTCATTAAAACACGGCACTTTCGCTCTTTTGGAAGACGATTTTCCGGTTTTGTTAATTGATACTGAATTAGAACATTACGAAAAAAATAAAAATTGCATTGAAGAGATATTATCAAGAGGAGCAAATATTTTTTTAATTACGACAAACACCGAACATAAACCGCGTGACAATTTACTTGTTTGTTCGCTTACCTATAATCCGTCATTCTCTTTTTTATTAAGCATTATTCCCCTTCAGTTGTTGGCGTATTATTTATCTATCAAAAAAAATATTAATCCAGACATTCCTAGAAATTTGGCCAAAGTAGTCACCGTAGAATAATTTTTTTCTATCTATAACATATATTAATATGGATAACCAAACTACCGCCATCGACGCTCTGTTCGGTCCTCTCTCGAAGGACTATTGCTTGTACTTTTACTTTCTCTCTGTAATTGGCTTTGTATTCATCGCCATGTTCCTTATCTCTTCGCTTATGCTAGGGTTTAACCAAAAGAAGGGACCTGAATACTACCTACAGGTGTTTGCTGTGGCACTTGGATACGGTATTTTCTACTTTCAGAACCGTCTTCTGAACTCTATGTGTTATAGTGCTTTAAGCGCATAAGCATCTATGTAATAAAAAAAATAATATATTTCGTTTAAAACAATATGATAATTTACATAATAATTATATAAATTATCAATCAGTATGGATATCTTTTATTATAGCAACTATTGTAAACATTCACAAAAAGTATTACAAACTTTAGTCAAAGGAGATTTGACGGGAAAAGTTAGTTCTGTGTGTATTGATAATCGCAAAAAAGACCCTAGTTCCAACCAGACATACATATTTTTAGAAAACGGTAGCAAAGTAATTATGCCACCTACGCTTCATAGTGTTCCCGCCTTGCTGTTGGTGAACGACCGATATCGCATCATTTTTGGAGACGATATCACGAAACATTTTCATCCACAGTTAATTAACAAACAGAGCGTCATGTCGCAGGGACAAAGCGAACCTTCTGCATTTCAATTAAATCGTTCCGCCGGTGGAACAAATATTGTGTCTGAAGCATACACGTTTTTTGATGCTCCTCACGAAGAATTAACTGCGAAGGGCAACGGGTCATCTCGACAAATGTACAATTATGTTACCACTGATAATGATCTATATTCGATTGAAACGCCAGATGATACTTACAAACCCGATAAGGTATCTGAAGGTACTACTGTCGATAATTTACAACAAAAACGAATGGATGATTTACAAGAAGTAACGAGTAATCAACCGAAAACAATATAAATAAATCATTCTATATTTATATACAAACATGGATAAGTCGAGTGTATTGCGTGCATTTAACAAGCATTTCTTTGAATTTTTGAATGATATTATTACGATTTTACCCGAGGAACAGGAGATCAAGAAAGGAAAGGTTTCTTTTGAGAGTATTAAAAAAATGAACCCTACCCTAATTTGCAAAACGTGGTTTACTCTTGTGTATGCCCCTTACAAAGAGGTCATTGACCAAGGAGATATTAGTTTCTTTTTTGAGAAAGACTATTCCAGCGATTTGAACAATGTCGCCAATGCCGCCGAAATTATGGGCATTATCGACAAAATTCGTATTCCAATTAAAAATATGGATGGTGTGAACAAGGAACATTGTTCGAAGTATATTCAGAACTTGAGTAAATTGTCTGCTGTATACAACGCCGCATAAATATATCACAATCGTATAAAGATATTCGTGTATATAAAGTATGAACCAATGTGTGTATACTTTATATTTTGATGGGTGCAGCAAAGGAAATCCAGGCAGAGCAGGCGCTGGATATGTTATTTATAAAGACGATGAAGAAATATCCTATAAATCGACTTACGTTGGGGACAAGGAGACAAATAATAAGGCAGAGTATACAGGAGCATTTGAAGGCTTACGATATGCAGTGGAAAATAATATAAAATGCATTCATGTGAAAGGTGATAGCAACCTCGTGATTAAACAACTAACCGGCGAATACAAAGTGAAATCGGAAAACATTATGAGTATTTATCGGGCCACGAAACAACTATGTGCACAATTCGATATTATCACGTTTGAACACGTCTATAGAAAAGACAATGCGCGCGCAGACCACCTTGCTAATTTAGGATTGGAACAAATATAATCACGCAATATGTAAAATTGTTATTGTCCTTTTACATATTTTGTAACAAATCGAGAGCGTATTGAGGATGTTTCTTTAATAAGAATTCCAACACCTGCGTTTTCGTTACTTTTGACTGCATAGACCTTGATTTGTAGTAGATATAATACAATTGATGAATTTCGTTCAAACAAGCGTTCATTCTGTTTTGAATGTACACATCTTTCTTGAATACATACTTGTCTATATACATTTGATGAATATATTTTACAAAAGCTGTCCAAATCGAGTGAATATTTTTCATATTGTATTGTGACTTGTAAATATACGGCAACATCTTCTTGTGTTTGTCCATTCGCGCATAACAAACATATATATACAGATAATACGGTTCGATGTGTCGCAGTTTGTGATATATATTGTATGCATCAGACACGTATTTACAACGATTCCCCGTTTGGGTATCCATAATCACCATTCCGGATATATTGAGGGATTTTATTTCATCTTGAAGAATGTTCGTTTCTTGGAATGTGCGAGTAAAATTTTGTGGGAAATGAATTAACCCATGCAGTACATCAAACATATTCCATTTTTCATATATTTCAGGACTGATTGGGGTGATGTACTGGTTATGCACTTCATATACGCTCGTTAAATATAATCTACGCGACTTGTTTACGTGACTGTATTTATTCGTCAATGTAAAATTGTAGCAATATTGCTTTGAAAAATTGTCCCAAAAAGGGAGTTTGGATACATCTTTTGATGAACTATATTTTAACACGTTGCATAGCACGCTCGACAAACTATGCTGTTTTGTTCCATCGTATTGTTGTATTACATTATTATGTGTAGTCAGTTTCCATTCATTCACTCGCGTATCATAGAACAAGTGAACCAATAAACCATCTATATATTCATTTACATAGTATGTCGCATTTTCTGATACATTTTCTGTTGCAAAAAATTTACCAGGCACGTCCATTTTAGGTGGCGAAAAACTCAATAACTTTCGTTCTGGATGCGAAAATACAACAGAACGATACAACATTATATTTTCTTTACTATCATTCATTAACTCTTTGTTATAGTTCAATATCGAATAACCTGGCTCTTTTTCTTCCGATATAACTCGTACATTCAAACAAGGGGTTCCGGATAAATTGTAATTTACGTGTATTGATTGATTATCGATTTCAGTCATACCCAACGTAGTTAAATAGATAACGATAACCTTAAATTGGTTTTGATTGTTTTATTCATTATGCTTGAATATAATTTAGATGATTAATATATATTAATACAATAATGGAATTTATTAAACATATTTTATCGTCAAATGATGCTGTTACTAATATGGCTCAATCAGGAGGAGAACACAAATTAACTCTTCTGTATGGAGATTTTATTGAGATCATTTCCCCATCCAATGATGAACTTCATGAAATGACCTTTATGATTACGTATATTGATATGCTAAAAATCACCTTATTTAATACTTCTACTGGAAATTTAACCGATTTGAATACTACAGAGGATGGTATTTTTAGTGACGAGTCCATTGTGGGCATTAATTTGATACATCGAAGTGAAGAAAAGGGGTTTGCGCGTATACATAATCTATTGCCCAAGACATATATCGATATTTATTTTGGCGGCGAGATACCGGCGATTATTACGGCCCAAATTATCAGCTTGGAGGAAGATACGATTGAAATCGTGACTTATCCCGATTTAAAGACACTTTATATTGATTTTGCGTATCAAGGGTTACATCCTCTTATCGATAAGATTGTTATTCGTGAGAAACCTGACGGGTTGAACAATGTTTCTTCGTTGGTGGATGTACAAGATAAGTTAAATGAGAACGAGGATATTACATTAGAAGAAATCAACGAGCAGCAACAAGCCGATATGGAATTTACGCCAGAAGGAGAAAGTATTATGAATATTCCAACTGATAGCGAAGCGGATGCATCATTTAAAGACAATTTGAGAGATATGTATTTGGACGCAAATGAAATTGTATTTGGTGAGAAATTAGACGCGATTACACGAATGGTGGAAATACCAGAGAGCGAGAAAACGTATTCGATTGAGGCACAAGTCAATGATTTAATGGACCAATTTTTATCCACTATTCCAGATAATAAACGCAGTGATAAGGTGTTGACAAATATTCATCGTCTTATTTTACGTTTCAAAGAATTAAGAACTCTGTATTCTGAATACGACGAAAATCAAGATATTGTCGGAAAGAAAATAAATGGTCCTTTTCATAAACCGTTGGTAGAGAAAATACACAAATTGAATACCCAGTTAAAATGGATTTTACCCGTTGTGCAGAACCGCAAGATTATTTATTCTGATGAAAAAGATGTTGAGCAAGAAAGTGATGTTGTATATAGAAATGCAGTTAATTCGGTTGACCAAATGAGTGAAACATTAACTGAATTTCATAAGTCCAAAACGGGAGGAATGGAAAATAACTATAGTGAAGCATATAACAAGATTGATACGAATATGAAAGTATTCGATACACCCATTGACGATTCGAATTGCTTGGCTGTGAAACCCGTAGTAGAAGATTTAGAGGCCATTGTGGATAATCTCGGCATGTTTGAATCAAGCGTTGCGAATGTATATAAATCAGGTAAAAACGCACAATCTACATTGAATCGAAAGAAATATTTGTTACAGAGATATACAACTGGATCCAGTCAACTGGAAAGAAACGTTATGAAGACAGGGAAAAGCGTATATTTCCGTAAGCAGATTACACCAAATGATACTATGTGCGTTTCATCGATTGTTACTCTACCAGAGCCATTCATCCGTATGAGCGCGATGTACTTGCCTTCGCAAAATATTTTGAACAAAGCTGAACTGAACCAACAATATCGATTTTTGTTTCGTATATTGAAAACCAATTTAGATATTGTCCCACGTGTGGTGAACGACTTGTCCAAAGAACTGGACTACGACAATGAAGAAGGGAGCGATTTGTTTTCATCATTCAATGAATTCATTATTAACAATGATAAAGAAGAACTTGACCAAGACAGAGAAGACAAATTCAAGAAATTTCTAGAGGTGATCATTCCCAAAACGAGAACCATTTTGAAATTAGTTCGCAAAAATCTACACGATAAATTGTCCTTTGTAGATGTAGTCAAGCAATTGGAACCTTATGGAATACATACCGAGGATATCACGTATACACAATACGTCGATATACAATACATTGTGCAACAGCAGATTTCCGAACTGAAATCGAAAATGGAAACAAAAAGAGGATTGTATAATGCTTTACATAAGCAAAGAAATGTGAACAAGACTCAAAACCCAGTCAGTCGCATTGTTACCGATAATGCTGATATTTTGGACGCGTTTACAAAGGCGTATTTTGCTATGCAGCAAAAAGATGACTTATCAATCAGTGAAAGTGAAATGATTTCAAAGTTATACACGCAAGACGAAAATCAACTATATCCTCGATTGATTAGTTCAAGATTAACATCTTTGATGGCCGAAACAAACTCGTCTACATTAACCGACGTGTTGTTTGGTAAGGACGCACAAGGCGCATTCGAGAATGATGAATATAAAATTCAATCGGTTGACTGTACTCGCAAATATTTGGCCAAGAAATATGAAAGTCTGGGTGAACTTCAAAAAGACAACAATGTGGACGAACTCTATTATGATAATGAATACGATGATGCGCCTCATCACATTATGGACAAATACAAATCAAAAAAGGAAGAATTGGATCCAAAGGCGTTCAAAGAGTTTCTTATTGAAGTCTTGATTCACAAACACGATTGTCCAGTCGACTATGCGGAAGAATTGGCGACGATTTTAATCAGCAAAAAGAAGCCGGTGTCGGAAGGTGAGTATGCAATTTTGGATATTTTACCCGAGAAACAGAAAAGTCTTGAGTTATCTGAAATTAGCGAAGAAGATGACCAAACGATCGAAAATACGCGTAAGTTGATGTATTATAAACGCATGAAAAATCATTGGGTTCGAGATGATACGATTGCAACAGAAGCATTTTATGATACGAACACGCTGTTTTGCAATATCAATGAAACATGTTTTAAAAATACGCGGTCCAATGTATGCGAGACCAATGATGAAAGTACGATTAGGTTCAAACAACACAACAAAAAGAGTATATTGAACGAGTTTGACCGAAGATATCATCTGACCCGTGAATTACTCATACAAGAGTTAGAAAAAGAGATCACTTATTTGCTGAAATACAATAAAAATATACAGCACCTTCGTCGCGTCCAATTATATAAAGCAAATAATCTGGCGGTTGAAATCGGAAACTTCGCAAAGAAGAATGAACTTATTGTTTCTCCGCGTCTTGAATTATTGAATTGCATATTGGGACAAACTGATTTTGTGAAAAAACAAAACAACATTATGTCGTTTGCTTCTCAATATACTCGCAATCCTCTGGTTGAACAATTAGAAGAAGACAAACACTGGCTATATTGCAAAGAAACCAATACCAAATTGATGCCTATTACTATTTTTGAATTGGCGAAGGCATTTGTCTCTGGTGAAAATTATAACGAAAAATTAAACCAAATTTGCAATGATTATGGTAGAGAAGAAGGAGGCGACATTGTAGACAAACACAGTGGCGTTGTTTTGAGAAAGAGCGATTTCCAAGAAGAAGAAATGTTTAACGACAGCGGTTTTCGCATTACCACGCATAGTATGTTAGAAAAAGATTTGGGTGATGTCTATGCATCCACAAAGGGGAAAACAAAGGGCGTGCCTATTTTTGAAAATGAAACCATGTCCAGCATATACAATGTGCTTGTGACTATATGTGAACGTATACATCTTCCCCACGAAGAGATACAAGATTTTGTGTTACGCGTATCGAGTATAGTTATCGATAAGGCGACCATTAGTGAAGATGAATACAAACAAAAAACCGATAAAATAAATAAGGGCAAGGAAAAGAAGGTCAAAATACCCAGTTACAAGAATTACAAGAATGAGAACCTAATTCTTGCCGTTGCAAATTCATTGATTATTGCGGTCCAAACACAAATGCCTTCTTTCAAATCGAACAAAACCTTCCCAGGGTGCGTGCGTTCTTTTACTGGGTATCCTCTTTCTGGTGTCGAAGACACAGGAGCGATACAATATATATCTTGCGTCATTTTCAAAATTAAAAGTACGATCGACCCTTGGAGTTCTCTGAAAGGATATAAATCCGTCGATAAAATTATTCCCCGCATTACAAAAATGATGGAGGAGCGATTCCTGAAACGTCCTGATGTTCAAGAGAAATTGACGGACAAACGACAATATTTGTTATTGAACCCAGAATCTACTATTCCAGATACACACGCTATTGCGAAATGGGTCCATTTCTTGCCGCCTGTTGTTAAATATGAACTGGATAAATCCATACAAAATGTAACTCCTGAATTTAATAAAGAGTTGAACGCACTTATCAAATCTGGAAACGCAAAACAAAACCATCTCGTAAACATTGTAAAGAGTAAAAATATGTTTTATGGATACCATATTATCAAAACCATCAACGAATTGGTGAAGGATAAAGAATTATTATTGAAGACGGCTTCTTCTATGCCCTTTCTTGAAAATGCTTGCTGCAATACAGGTTTAGTGAACCCAGTCAAATATTTCATAAATCAAGAACCATTGTTGTCTACTTATTTCCATTCTGTGAAACGCAATGAATTATTATTGAAACAAGTGACTAGTATGTCTGCTGCTCCATTGATATATCATAAAGAATTTACTGGTATGGTCTACCCAGTTGTATCGAGCGGCAATTTAGAGGAAAAAATATATTCTTTCATTATGAAACACTGTTTGTATGATAGAGATGTACCTGTTCCTGAGAAATATAAGGCGGTATGTAGCGATAAACCGGAGGGCTATAACAAACAGTGGTCGTTGCCCGAAAAAATCGAATTCTTAAAGCGAAATGGAAAGCAATATACGGAGAGCGATTTAAAGGCTTTATTGAATATTGTAAATGAAGAACACATTGTGCAGATTGAACCAACAAAACCTTACGAGTTAGTAGATGGATTTCAAGACATATTAAATTATCTTGAAGATAAAGACTCTTCTATCATTCCACAAAAAATGCGCAAATTGCTTTTTGAAGTCATCGATAATGTCCAACCTGGTAAAATGTATACAGAAGAAACATCTCAAGTAAAGAGCCTAGCCAAACATCTTGATAAAGTAAACAAAAATGCATATGTTGCGATTAATACTTACTTGTCTTCCAAAAATGAAGAATCGAAATACAAACACGTTCGTGAATTCCTAGAAAACATCGATACATGGAACATTGTCGACAACAATCACAACGATAATGTGCAGACATTTTCTCAATTTGTAAAAAATATGATGTATCACGTTACACAAGTATATCCAAATGTAATTCGTAACGGAAAAGGCTTCCATCCGTATATGGATAGCAACAATGGTTATAAAAAATGGAACTTATCTAAATTGCACGTTCAACACTTAATGGACTATCATGAAGAATATTACATGCATTTGCGACCCTTTTATGAAAATTCCATTGTAATCAAGTTGTTTAATGAAATGGACGATATGTTCTCGGACTTGAATAAATTCATTCGTCATTTCCCGGTGCAAGAAGAAGTAGTGAAACAAACGGGAAACACGCGCACCACCTATTATTCGTTTTTGAATAACAAAACAACTATGTTATTATTGAAATATTGTTTCTACACGTGCATTTGCATTTTTATTGAATCCACTGAAAATACAATGGTGGTTCAAACCAACTTGAATGAATACAAAGGCAATGTTCGCAAAGAGAAAGAAGAGATGAATGAAACTCTTGGAAATATTATTACGGAAACAAATACCACCGAAGAAAACAACGACTATGTAGGTGCACTTCAAGAAGTAGATATATCAGATGTTACACACGATCTCAAGGTGAAGATTGCAGATTTGATCGTCGCATTATTAAACATCGAAATGGATAACAAAAAGGTAATGAACTTGTCTTATGCGGATATTGAAAGAGGTATGCGACGCGAAAGACAAGACGAGCGTCAAGCAATGATTACATATTTAGGAAATATGGTTCCACAACAACGTAGAATAGAAGAATTGAGTAAAATTCATAAACTCGGTAACTGGAATGTTGGAAATCAAGACGCAATTTGGAAATACGATAAAAAACGCTTCGACAATGAAATGAACGAAGGCGAATTTTTTGAATTTCAAAACAAAACCACATCTAAAGAAGCCGAGCAAGAAGTTGTGGATTTGGACGATATGATAGAAGAAGACCAATACGCGCAAGATATGGAAAATGAAAGCGCAGGATACAGAGACGGTGTCGACTTCAGCGAATTGCAAACAGATTACCACGATGGGGATTTTTATCCCGAAGATAGAGATGAAGATGACTTTAATGGCGAAGATTAATTTTCTCCTTCTTTTTTATCTTCCTATTGTAAGTAAGTCATCATGGCGAATTTAAAAGGGTTTGTTCAAGTAAATAAATTATCAGTCACTGTTTCTATTTTTTTAATTATATTTTCGATTATCCATATGTTGAAACCAACTATTATGTATAGCGAAGATGGCGGATTTCGTCCATTTGGCGTCGGATATCGTCACAAAACAGTCATCCCGATTTGGTTAGTCTCCATCTTGGTAGCAATATTCAGTTATTTAGGTGTTCTCTATTATTTAGCGTATATGTAACCTAATTTCTCTATGCAAATAAAATATATACTTCTATATTTTATCTGGACTATGGAACCGCCTCTGCTCATTGATCCATCTTTTCGCAATTACATGTTCCATACTTTACAATCTTGCCATCAATATCGCACAAACATGTACTATTATGTATTGAACTTTGGTATTCTCTTTCTCTTTGTACTCATTGCTGGGTTGACCCTCTATAACTGCAGTCTAAACAAGAAGAGCGATTTAGAAAAACAACAGAAAATGATTGAAGATCAGCAATATGTTATGTCCAAAATACGTTATTATAAACAAGAAATGGGCGAGAACAAGGAAATGATGACCAATATTACAAATCTGCCTTCTTTAGAACATTTCTAATTTTGATAATGTTGTCTTGTTATTATTATTTGTTGGTTATATATATCAATATAGAATGAACATTATCGAAGATGAAAGAAACGATGTAATTCAGAATAACAATAGGGCACAAGCGCAATTCGAGAACCTGTTAGGAACATATTCAAAGGAAACTACTGAAATCATAGTGAAAGACCCTCTTTATGGAGAACTCGATATGTCGATATTAATAGCAAACGGATTTTTACTTGTGAATAAAATCGTGTTCGGAGAAGGCAAATTGACGGACATTGTAAATATTCCCACCAAACTTCCCAAAATTAAAGTGTTTCACTGTACAAATAATTTATTACAACAAATCGAAGACTTACCTAATTCGCTGGAAGATGTGAATGTAGATGGCAATGAATTCGCAGAATTCGATATTTCCACATTAGACAACCTGAAAAAACTATCTATCAATCACAATCGCCTGACCGCTTTGGAAAACTTCCCTGAAACGCTGGAAGAATTACATGCATCATTTAACCAGTTAACCCAACTCAACTTTGGCGATGCGCAACAGCTAAAAATAATAAACGTATCCAACAATAATATTCTACGTATCGAGAACCTACCTGAAAGTGTGATCGAATTTGATATGGACAACAATCCAGACATTCAATTTATTAACTCCAGTCTTCCTATTCAACCCAAAGACGAATATCGCAGAGGAAAAAAACGCATGGATGTGTACGAATCATTGGACAAATACTTCAAAATGGAGAACAAATACAAACATAAACACGTATCCAAAAACAAAAAACCCAATTGCGTAAACTGCAACAGAAATGTGGGCTCCAAGTTTTTCAAAAAGGACCAGCACTATATGGCGATTTGTGGAGATGAAACCTCACCTTGCGATTTGCAAATCGACATTTATATGGGCGAATACACAACCATGGACGAAATGATGTCTGTGTTCAAAGAATCCGCGGAGGGTTTAAAGGTAAATATTATCAAACAGAAATTAGATACTCTTTTTAATTATACCAGCGAAGAAGCATCTATTGAGAACTTTAAACAGGCATTGGAACAATACAACGACGACAGTGTAATATACAAAGGTCTATTGGACGAATACAATCTTCATATGAACAACAGCGTTACCCAGCAACTCATCGATAAATTCGACAAAGATATGTACCTATTGACACAAAAGATAAAGGTTCTCATTGATGAATATAAACAAACTAACAACAAACAATTATTAACCGATGCAACTAACATACAATTAAAAGAACTCAACCCTCTCATTCTAAAGCGTCGAGAACTTGCTCACCCTGTTATGGAAATGGTCCACTATACTACAGAGAAAAAGCAGATCGAAAGAGAAGACATTCACGGAAATGACTACGACGAACTGTTTCAGTATCCAATTACACTCGACAAATTAATGTCGAGCAGTGGAGAACCTCCCAAGGTAATTAAGTTTGAAACTGGAAGCACAACCAAATAAGCTCATATTTATTCATAATCTATACATATGTATGTACTAAAACATATGTATATGTACCATCTACGTAAGAACCGTATTTAGTGTAATTACTTAGATCTAACAATCATTGTAATTTGAAACACCGTCCCAGATAATGCTGAACTGGTTGGCCCACTTCTTTTTCATACAAGGACCAGTGTACCATTTTTTATCGTCGAAATCAATCGTATTGGATATTTCATCGTAACCGGGAGTAGAGTCGGTGGTAAGTGTTACTTGTCCGTTCTCGTAGATGGAACCTAGATTGGGATGAGGGTCCTCATCATTTGCCGAGGGTATCTGGCATACATTGATGTTATTTCTTTCAATAGACTCCCAATAATCCGGGCAATGTCCATGTTGAGGAGGATATGGCGTATCTTGTCCAGCATTGCTAGAAATTTGCATTCCAATATAAGCCAAAATAACAATAAGGACAATAATAGCAACAATTAATACAATCGAATAAAAGCGATCCATTCTATACTATGTAGAAACATATTTCTCATACAACACTAAATATATTTAGTAACTCGAGTGCAGATATAATTTCTAAGGAAAGAATATACCAGAATTTGAAACATGTCATCTTTATTCAACACAAATAACTACAATAAACCACAAGAATCTATATTAAACAAGCAGGCACTGAATGGACGCGTAAACCTGATCACGGAACCTTCCCCTGAAGTGCGCTTTAAAATGCAGGAAAAAGTTGCGGCCAAAAACAAATCCTCTGAATACAGAAATGCCCTTGCAGGAGAGTTGGAGAACAACATGTTATCCAATGTATTCTTTTCCGCAGAGAATGTGCAAATACTGCAAAACGGTATTCGCGCCGGCGTTCACAAGGCGTCCAAAGAAGAAATTTTAGTCCCTCCTCAAAACGTCGATACATTGAAGATCATTATGAGAAGCACCTATCTACAATACGCAGAACATCGTTTGGATAAGATTACCCAAGAAGTCGAGCGCCTCAACAAACTAGTATTGAACTATTGCGTTCCTAACGTACACAGTGCTGCTATCAGTTACCGCAAGTATTTGGAGGACCAGAGTACCATTGCTATGCCTATGGAGCGTCCTCGCAACCACGATCGCGACTACAAACAATTGGAATTGAAGCATTTTATGTAAATAATTTAGTTAAAGAGAACATTTATATGCAATGGGTTGATACATAACACGCCAGGCGGTTGGGCAGGGCGCAACGAATGTGACTGGTCTTCATAAAAAATAAGTAATATAACTTCAGGAATGATTACTTATTTTTTTTCTACACAAATTATTCGTTTTCATTGTAACTATCTAAATAGTCGTATATAATAAAGATATGTTCGTCTATCTTTTGGAATGTACCGACAATGCGACGTATGTAGGCGCAACGGTAGATGTAGACAGAAGATTACGGCAACACAACAAAGAAATTAAGGGTGGAGCACACGCCACCGGGGTAAAAGTCGCAGCCGGAAAATCTTGGACGAGGGCATGTTACGTATCTGGATTTCCCGATTGGTCTGCCGCGTTGCAGTTTGAATGGCGATGGAAACAATTATCTAGAAAACTACCCCAACAAATGTTCCCACTTGAACGAAGAATGTCTGCGTTACAAACACTATTGAACTTAGAACGCCCTACCACCAAAGCAGTCTCATATACGGAATGGGAAAATAAACCGGTTGTTCACATAGAGCAAAACATGGAATTGTGTTCTGTTTACTTACAAAATGACCCTGACCAACCCTATACAATCGCAGAATAATCAATTCGGGGTTATTTAGTATATTATCTCACTATTCTATAAGATAACAATTTATGTCGCAAATAAACACACCTCGACCGAATAACGCACAACTAAATATATCTCAACCAAAAAAAACAGTTCGCCCAAAAAAAACAGTTCGCCCGAAAAAACCAGTCATCATACAACCTAAATGGGTAGGCGAAGGCAGCTACGGATGCGTCCACAATCCCCCTTTGCTATGCGTAGATCAAAAACAACAAGACTCAATTAGCAATGTATCCAAATTGATGGGGCATCATGACGCACAAGAAGAATTGAACGAATTTTTTCTCGTTAGCAAGGCAGATAAAAACGGCGAATATCATTTGGGAAAACCAAGTATATGTAAACCATCCAAAATACCATCCAATTTACTCGCCATCAAAGACTGCAAACAAATTCGTCCGACTGCACAAGAGATGAAATTGTTCTCATTGCTCATTATGAAGAATGGTGGTTTGAATATTGAACAATTCGCAGGCAAATTTAAGAAACAAAACGCAAATACCGAAAATATGGGACAAATCATTGATTTCTTAATTGAAGGTATCCGGTTACTAGAAGGCTTAGAATTATTTTTAGACAACGACATTATTCATCACGATTTAAAATCGCAAAACATTGTTTATAATCAGAGTGAAAACAGAGTGAACTTCATTGACTTCGGTTTAATGGATAACATTAACAATGTAAGCAGTCAAGCAATCCATAGTGATTATGGATACGATATTCATTGGTCGTTCCCTTTTGAAATTGCGCTGTGGAACAAAAATGACTTCAAGACGTTTGTAGAATCGAGCATTCACGACAAAGAAGTTCGTATGCGTCCGATATTAAAGAAAATAGAAAAGAATTGTCCCTATTTTTTTGAGGTGATTTACAACAACGATAAACAATCAATCAAGAATCACATTACGGAGTTTATGAACTTTTTGGATATGATTGATAGCGATTACGACCAATTTTTAGACAAATCATTGAAGACCATGGACCTATATGGTGTAGGCATAGCGTTTATGGACCTTTACAATAATACTGAACATATTTTGGAAACGATTGAAATAGAAATGGATCTGAAAATGAACAAAGATACTCTTCTAGCGTCACGTTTCAAAAACTTATTTATGAGCATGGTCGACCCCAATGTGTATAATCGTACGACTCTACGGAGTGCATTGTATGAGTATCAACATATATTAATCGACAGTGGACTGGTGGATAAAAATACAAACACTCATTCCAAGTTATTAAAGCAGTCGATTGAAAATATGCAATCCATTCAAAAAACGTCTTCTTCTGTCGCGAATGAAATCTCCACAATATCTCTATCATTAACTCCTGATCAAAAAGAAGAAATAAAGGAAAGTGTTCCCAAACGGGTTTGTCCAGAAGGAAAAGAATACAATAAGCGAACAAAACGTTGTGTTAAAAAATGCAAAGAAGGTTCTCGTCGCAATGAAAATTTTCGCTGCGTGAAAATCCCTAAGAGTAAAACGCAAAAGAAGAAAAATTCACTTGGGATTTGTCCGGAAGGAAAAGAAAGAAATCCTCTTACCAACCGCTGCGTAAAAATATGCAAACCTGGATACAACCGAAATGAAACTTTCAAATGTGTGAAATCCAAAAAATAAATAATTGAAATATGATGATACCAATTATTTACAAAAGACCAAGAGCAGGTTTAAAAACTAGCACCGAAGGAACCACCTAACATACTGTTAGCAGCCATAGGGTCGACGCCAATATTGTAATCCATCGCTTGCTCTTGTTGCTGAACACGTTGTTGAGGAGGTTCTTGTGTAGGTTGCATACCATTTCTGGCCTGGGTTCCAGCAACAGCCGCAGGTGGGAATGATCCCTGTTGCATCTGAGAATTATCTAAATGGTCAGCTTGACTGGGAATGTGTTTGGATTTTCTACCCTTCTGCTGCTGCATCTCTTCCTCTTCATCAGGACCGTTAATCAGTTCCATAACACGATCAACCAAAATATTCACCTTGATGCCTAATTTGGTTTGAATGCTGAGGACAATCATCAGGAACGCCAAGATCACATTGGTAAGGGTTAAATTCTCGTATTTGAAACCGCTATATGTGGGGAAATAAGTGATGAGACGATGGATTAATACAATGCCTATGAATAACAAAGATAATTGGATTAATACTTCTGCTAAAAGTTCGAAACTTGACTTTTGAGTATCAGCCTCGGGAATAAAATGATGAATTGTCTTATTCAATAAAACCACGGGAATTACGCCCATTACGGCATATTGAAGAACATTCATCAATTCGCCCATACTCTCCTCGCTGCTGGAAAATACATGATTGAAAATAGTAGGTTTGATAACTTCGCCTCCGTCTTGTAATAGATTTTCCATTTGTATATACAATCATAAAGAAATTATATAAACAAAAAACTGAATTACAGTGTATTACCATGTCTCATCCAGAGCAACAATACTTACAACTTATTCGTGATATTCTTGAACGTGGACATGATCATCATGGTCGCAATGGAGATACAAAAACTCTATTTGGAAACATGATGCGTTTCCCACTAAAAGACGGCACGGTTCCTCTTCTTACTACGAAAAAAGTGGCTTGGAAAACTTGTTTCAAAGAACTCATTTGGTTTATTCGTGGATGTACCGACAACGAAGACCTACAAAAACAAAAGGTGCATATTTGGGACGGCAATTCCACTCGAGAATTTCTGGACAGTCGCGGTTTAACCCAGAACGAAGAAGGCGATTTGGGGCCCGTATATGGACATCAATGGAGACATTTCAATGCAGAATATGTAGATCGTTATACCGATTATTCAGGCAAGGGCATCGATCAGTTGCAATATATCATTGATAATCTAAAAACCGAAGAAGGACGTGCATCACGTAGATTGATTATGTCTGCGTGGAACCCGTGTCAGTTGGACGAAATGGCGTTGCCTCCGTGTCACGTTCTTGCTCAATTTAATGTCCGCAGCGAGGGTGACAAACACTATTTGTCGTGTGCTCTGTATCAGCGCAGTTGCGACGTCGGTCTAGGTGTACCTTTCAATATTGCATCATATTCATTTTTGACCCATTTGATCGCGAAGGAATGCGATTTGATTGCTGAAGAATTTGTATATTTTATGGGCAATACTCACATTTACAATGACCACATTGACGCATTGAAGATACAAATTACTCGAGAACCATTGCCGTTTCCCACGATGGATATCCCAAACAAGAAATCTTTAGAAGATTACCAAGTTGCCGACATTGTATGGAAGGAAGAGTACAAAAGTCACGAAACAATTAAAATGAATATGTCTGCGTAAAAGAAATAAAAACATTATTCGGTCATAGATATATATTACTTACATATGAGTTCTTCCAATGCTGCAGCAATCCGCAGACGTGTCGGCGCTCAAGCAAATCCACTTTCAAACTCTACGCCCAACTTGAATTCTATATCCGAAAACTTGAGTACAGAGCCCAATGATAACAAGTCGAAAACCTATACCACATTCGAAATGATTACTTTGTTGAATTCCCGTGTAGTTGCACTCGAAAAAGGGACGAACCAGACATCTTCAAATGGTGACCAGAATACACAACAAGAGTTAATCTCACTAGTGGATGAAATTAATATTCGCTTCGAACTGTTTGCGAATGAGATTGCTGAAATGAAAGACACCGTCTTGAAACTGCAAACATATACCATGGACGTAAACAAGCTGTTGGTAAACGAACGCATACAGATACTATCAAACATGGACCAGACAGAGATTTCTGAACCAGAATTCCAGGAACTCGACGCAAGTTTGAACAATGTATTTAGTAATGTGAACGAGGTTACCAGCGTGGATGTATCTACTCTTGCGAAAGAAGAAATACGAACAAATGATGAATAAAACAAGTTGTGCAAATAAATTAAAAACATGCATTTATTTTTGTATAATATAATATAAGTTGATTATACAAAATGTCCGACAACAATCTCAATAACAAGATCCAATCTATACAAGACCAATATTATCAAGAAAATACCAAACATCGATTTTTTAAAAAGGCACAGAAAATAGATTGCGCGAACAAAGTATTAAGCGAAGTCGGAATGAACGAATTAATCGGAAGAACCGTGTATTACAAGGAAGGTACAAACATGTTGTTGCTGAACTATCCTGTATTTAAGACATTTGCCACTGATGATGTATGTGGTCCATTAACTGACTATTTTATCGAATTGTTAAAGTACGGAAAGAAATATTATAACAGTATTGATCTTAGGATAGATTTTGATACACTAACAATTACTGGTTTCGAGCGATATAAAAATTTTATTAAAATGAGTATGAGCAAAATATCTAACAAATATGACGATGTTATTAAAACATGCACCATAGTCAATGCGCCTAGTTTCACTGGTCAGATCATTAGTTTATTTGCAAGCATTATCGGACCAACTGAATTTACAGATTTACAAACGAAATTGTATGTCATTAGTAAGAAATAAATTATATAAACACTGTCTGTTCATATACTATATATATTATACGTGAAGCCATTGTTATGTCCAATAAATTCGCTATTACCAAACTACACCACGCCGATGGTTTCGTGTCTTTGTTTCAACACGTAAAACTGTTCTCTGAACATATCAATATTATTTTTGACGAGGACAAGATGTACATTCAATGCATGGATCCAAGCAAGGTATCGGTATTTGAAATTTTCCTACCCAAGGAGTGGTTCGATTCATACGAACTTGTCGATAATGCATCCATTACTATCGGAATTAGTTCGAACATGTTGTTCAAAGTATTGAATACACGAGACAAAAAACAAGATATCCATTTATCGTTTGATTCGGAGGGTGAGCGTATTTCGATTGAATTTCACTGTGATGATAAAAATGTATACGATAAAGAATTTACACTGCCTTTGATGGACATTGAAAGCGAAATTATGAGTATTCCTGAAATGGCCAGCACTGCTGATATTTCACTGCCATCTGCGAATTTCGCCAGCGTAGTGAAAGATATGAAACTATTTGGCGACACCTTGAATTTGTCTTGTGACCAAGAAAATCTAACTATGAGCGCGAACAGCGACGAGAGCGGAAAAATGAATGTGAAAATTACCACAGATGACTTGACTTCTTATGAAATCGAGGAAGATGCAGAGTTGAATATATCCTACAGTTTGAATATTTTGTCCAATGTGTCGTTGTATTCCAAATTGTCAGAGCATATTCATTTTCACGCAAAGGAGGGATTTCCTCTGAAAATTGTATATGAACTGGATAGCGACATTGAAGCTGCGAAAATGGTTTTCTTCATCGCCCCCAAGATTGACGACGAATAGTGGTCCAATTCATCGCGTTCAATATATAGACAAAAAACAATATAATAGTGTATACCAAAATACTATATTATGTCATTCCTAATTAATTTACTGGTATTTTTTCTAGTACTTATTTTTTATTTACAATTAGCAGAGCAACACAAAAAAAATAATGATTTAGAAGTATACCAATTGGACTATATTGAACGAAAAGATGTACACGACTATTGTCGCTTGAAACTGCCTATCGTAATTAACTACAATAATGTGAATCCAGATTTCGTTTCACGCATTAACAAGACTGATGTAGTCCGTGCGCTCAAATATATGCAAATTAAGAACGAACACGATTTTTATAAAGAAGTTCCCGACAACAGTTATGTCGAAATGGATACACACAATGCGAATATTTTGCTCGAAACATCTTCTGATGAACCTTATTATACAGAACACAATGACGAGGCAATACAAACCAGTCCATTGCGTAAAGTCTTCGAAACCAACAACTTTTTGTTGAAACCCGACATGAATATTGTGTCTAAATACGACATCTTGTTTGGAAAAGATAAGTCACATACTCCCTTTCGTTATCACACACAACATAGTCAATTTATTTGCTGTCATGAAGGCAGTGTTTCTATTAAAATGTCGTCTTGGGAAAATACGGATTTGTTGAACCCGCATCATGATTATGAACGGTATGATTTCCGCTCGCCTATACATATCTGGAACCCGCAATCAGAATGGGCGGCGAACGTAAAACAAATGGAAACAATGGACATTGTGTTGGAAAAAGGGTGTATGTTATATATTCCTTCTTTTTGGTGGTATTCCATAGAATTTCAACAAGGTTCGTTGGTATCATCGAGTCAATACAGTTCGTTCATGAACTGTTTATACAATCTTCCTTCGTGGGGTCTGCATTATATTCAAAAAATGAACGTGGAAGACCAACTATTAAATCTAAAGAATGGGTTATCGACATCGCCGTCAAAAGAGGAACTTGCTGATACAAAAGAAGATATCGCTACTAAAGAGATTAGCGAACCCATATTAGTTGAAGATACTACACCGCTGCATGAACCAGAGGTTGCGAATGCGAAACATGATATAGAAGAGAAACATACAAATAATGATGAAGAAGAAAAGGAAATAAAAGATACGTTGAATTATCTTACAACAAGTATCGAAGAAAACCAAGATGTCTGAAAATGAAGAATATATGCCGCTCATACAAGAGTCAACTAGTGTGAAATGCTGTATTACATGTAAAAAGAAAATGGGCGATGGCGTACCTGCACAAAATAACCGATGCCACAATTGTTATTGGCGACTTCAAAATTCAACCACAAAACGTGAAAAAGATAGGGTCCCTCTTATTTGCGATGGTTGCGGAGATGGTATTGATTGGAAATCAATTGTTGGAAACTATTGCAATGTGTGCAATGAGTAAACATAAAATGTAAATCGCCAGATGCACCTATTTACATTTTATTACACGTTAGATCTTGTTCACCATCACTTCCTTGATTACACTTTTGATCACCTTTTCTTTGAATTGTTTGCATTCTTGTTCTCCCAACCCACCAAGAACACTTTGTGCAAGTCTTATATATTCCATGTTCTCAGGAGAATCGAAAATATTGTAGTTTGGATGTTCATCCACCCACTGTTTGAGATTTTTACAGTTTTTATTCGCGACTTTATTTACCAAATGGGATAGTTTTTCTTTAGAGTCTGCTTGTTTTTCCCATTCATTATTCTCTCGGATATACAAAGTTTCTCGTTTCAAATCTGTGCAATGAAGAGGACGCTTATAAATATCCAATTCTTGCAGTTTATTGATTAAAATACGAGAAATCCCTCCTACATACCCCAAACGACCTGTTTCCGTCAAATCTTCCATATCCAGGTTCATATTCTCCAAGAATTCAGACATATTAAGCGCATCTTTGCACTGTTCGTTCAAAAATACTTGTAAATTGAATTTTTGATTGTTGTTAATCGTGTTGTTGGTGGTAGTTGGTTTTTGTGCAAGTTCAATTAATTGTTTGTTTTGCTCCACAATGAGTTCTTTAAACTCTTGATTTTGTTTTATTAACTCCATCATCGTATGAGACATATGGTTATCATCTTCAGTTATATGTTCATCTACTATTTTTACAGATTGGTTCGTCATATTACATTTCTTTTTGTGTCCCCATAAACCCATACGTGACTTATACTGTTTAGAACATACATCACATACCTGCATAGTTGGTGCGGCGTTTTTTGGCGTAAAATGTGTAAGATTTGTAAGTTTTTTATGTTTTGCAGTGGTCATATGTCTTGTCCAATCGCTTTTTTTGCTGCATTTAAAATCACAATTTTTACAATAAAAATTTTCGGCGTTTTTTGATGTAATTTCTGTAAGCATTTGTAATATATATTTGCTTACACATTTTTACGCCTAAACTGTTTTTTCAAAAAACAATAAAAAAAGTATGCAGTCAAATATTTTCATCAAAAATGGAAATCGCAGCATTATGCCTTGAACGTGTTTTTTAAGTTTTGCTTTTCAAAGACTTTCTCACAAAAATGAAAATTGGACATTTTTAAAAATGTCCAAATGTGCAAAAAATTCTAGAGAGTTGAAAAAATAATAATAGACCTTTCAGAATTCATCTATATGTTGTACTATAAAATCACTTGTTTCGAAGGGTTATATATTAGATTATAAACCAGTTGTAAAATGTTAAATAGGCAATGGTAATTTCAAATATGACGTCATATCCCAAAATCAAAATCGCATCCAGATATGTATTTTGTTTGATAATGTATCCATCATGGGTAGGTATTTGTATTTCCACTGTTCGAAACCCCTTTTTGTATGCTATGTATGTCCATATAGAACATACATAAGTCATTGCAAAAGCCATCTGTAGTTGTCTTCGGACATGCAAATGATGGTTGCATAGCATGAACGCATTATATATTGCAATCGTTCCCATTATAATCAACGATTTATAGTTATTTATATGCCGTTTGGATGCAATTTGCACGTTTGTGTGTTTTGAATTCATATTTGATATGATATACGCGATGAATGCATGAAACAATATCAACGATTTTAAATCAAATAAACGATCGCCGAAATAAAGACCAAATGTCGTCACCACACCGCCTTCTTGAAATCCTTGCAGAAATATGCCGATATACTGAGGCAACTGATATTGTCTATATAAGCCAGTTACATACATAGGTTTGATAACACGCGTTTTTGTATGATGCAGGATACATTCAATGATCGTCCAAACAAATGTCGATCCGACCATAATGTGAAAGCAATCCATTGAATTGAGTGAGATATATTCTTCTAAACACAAGCAAACTGAAAACAATGAATAATATATTTTTTTGTTCCCATTTGTAGCGAAATCTCCGGTCCTGATTATATAATATTTATTGGTTAACATATTATATAACTGTCTGAGTAGACTTTGAATAAGTTTGCTAATTATGTTAGACCGCGGTTCTCTAACACCCACAATCATCCTTCAGCTTATACGTCATAAAGAACGCCTGAATCTTGTTTCCGTATTTTGCTGGTTCGACATTGGCGTCATTGTCGTTCAATGTGCGCACCATATTTCCCCGCTTCTTCTTGTTTAAATAACGCTGGTAACTATCGTGTTTGACTCCTTCGTTGGTGGTATTGATATTACTTTCCAATGCCGCGCGTTGCTGTAGATACATAGAACTATCGGTTCCACTTTGCTTCATAATACGCCTCTGACGAGAAAGAAAAAAATTAACATCATTACATTGGGTACAATGTACAACATTGCATTGACTACATTTGGATTGAGACATGGTATATATTATTTGCATAGAATATTATCTGCAATCATTCTAAACATAAAAGGGCCCGTATCAAATTCATACGCATGGGTAGCATTTATTTATTATGTATGATTGTCGTAAGCAAACTTATGTGGAATATTTTCCGCATTTCAATATAATATCTATGTAATTGTATATATTATGTTGTATCCCATCCTTATTTCTAGTATTATTATGCTTGTTCTAGACATAGCCTATTTGTCTACCTTTGGAAAACCCTTTGTGGACCAAACCGTTATGATCCAAAAATCCCCATTCGCACTCAATTACGCGGGCGCTTTCGCCAGTTATTTGTGTTTGATTGTTGGTTTGAATTATTTTGTAATTTCAAAACACGGCAGTTTACAAGATGCATTTGTATTAGGTTTTGTGATGTATGGCGTGTACGACGCTACAAATATGGCGTTACTGAAAAAATGGTTGCCCAGTTTAGCATTAATGGATACCTTATGGGGCGCCGTCTTGATGACTGCAACCACTTATTTCACTTACCAAACGATGAGTATATTCAATTTGTAAATTATACATCTTCTAGTATTTTGTAACCATATTGTTTACAAAATGTTTCCAAATCATTTTGCAAATCTTCTTTGTTTCCCATCGCTTTTTGGTGTGTTTCAATCGACTGTTCGTCAGGTTCATAATTCCATTTGCTATAAAATTCTTGTTCCAAATCTTCATCTTCAAATATAACTTGCTTTTCTTCTTCGTTGACGATGCCGCCATATTCTAGTATACGTTGTTCCCATATAGGTGAGAAACTCGCATGATACAACCAATTTGTAAAGTAGACTTCGTTCAAATTTTCAGGCGTATAGGTCTGGAACAACTGATTGTACGTTTTATTTACTGCATATTTTCGTGCATATTGTAATACTTTATACAAGGGTTTATCGGAATAAGATGGCGTATAATTGTTTACTTTTTCTGAATCAAATGTAATATAAATATTGTCTGATAAATGTGATGTTTTTTCAACGTTCGTTTGGAAATAGGTATGTATAAACGGCGCTAGGTTGTGATTGTGATTGCACATGGTTAATATACAATGTCCAAGTTGGTTATGTGCATCGTGCGGGGAAAGTCTCCATAAATACAGACTATAGTTCACCAAATCAATCATGTGGTTGTCTTCGTCGCAATCGAGCGGATAGATTTGAAACAGTATTTTTGCTATATCCAATAAATAATCAAAGGTTTCTTCTTGAAATCCGGAAAAGTATAATTCATATCCCCAAAACAATGCTTGTTCGCCGTCGTGACCAAGGATAGACAAGAACAGTGATTGTTTTACGTCTGTGATAGAATACAAATACCGAGACAACCTAACGGTTTGGGTATATACGGATTGATCAACTTCTTCTTCGGTAAAATGGTTCGTTAACATGTTGAATTTAATTAGTTATATTATTATCTCATTGTAGAATAATATCAATTTTCCATCGCAGTTTTGAAATCAACAAATGTTAAAAGCAATGTTACATGTTCCACCTGCACTTGTTTGCACCAATAAAACGCCATTTCAAATATTATATAAACTAAAAACTAAAAAAATAGTCTCATTTGATATATTGAGCAATCAAATACACTATTACAAATCTAATGAATTATCTTGAGCAAATCGATAATTGCGTATATACATCCAGAAACGTTTGTATAATCTTACCTATCCATTTTTGGTGCCTGTAATACAACCCAATGTTCTGATAGCAACAAATATATATCTTGCAGTGATTTGCATCAATCGGTAAAATATTCGTTTCAAATACAAGTTGTTTGTCTCCAATGGTTACACATGAGGTTGTTACATATGGACGTACAATATTGCTTGAAATAATCATTTCATTCGTCTCAAAAAAACGACAGACAGCAGAGTCGGGTTCGCATGTATATGTATAATCAACGACATTGTAAGATGAATTTGGCGAATATACTATACGAATATCACTCGGTTCGAAACCATCTTTCATTGTAAATAATTTTGCAAAGATTATATGAACAATATCTAATGATGCGTCCATCAAGATGGGGGGAGGTATGTCGATACAACTTTCTATATACACGTATCTACCAGTATTACATATAATTTCAGAGGTGTCCGTAGCATTAGGTGCGGTTCCGAGTGTGTTCATATATACCAGCTTGTTTTTTTCAATCACTTGAAATTGTGGGGGTGCATACAAGCGGGTTCCTTCTACATATGCATATTGAGGATTGAAATCGCGTTGGTATTCGGGAGAGATCATACATTTTTTGTACATTGTTCCCTGCGATAAAGAGACATCCACATGGGGACCTGTATCAGATCGACAAACGTATTTATTTTCATTTTTCTTCCATAACACGTATTTTTTTCCCCAAATAGTCACTTTTTTAGGTAAATGGAATGGAAAGTTGATATTTCTACCAATCATATACCATTGTGATTGTATTTGCTCTTCTTCCGTCACATTACACACATTTACTTTAGGATTGAGCAAGATGGATTGACTGGGCAAATATTGATTATTTTCATACATCGTCTCGATACTTGAAAGAAACTGAATTTGATTTATATTTCGCCATACTCCAAACGAATGCGTAAACGATAATAAAACGAAAACTAGAATGGGTATAAACAAGAGTTTCATTCGAATTGTCGATATATTATAACTCGTAAAAATCTTTATATACATTATACAATCACTATGCCGATGCATATGACCAAAAAACAAACCGAAAAGAAATATACAAACCAGCGGAGAAAGACTGGCGCACGCAAGAACAAAACACTGAAAGTTGGCGGAAAGAAACACGTAGCCATTAGAAAACCCTCACATATTACCAAGAATCTACTGGAACTGTTGAATATGATCAAGTTATATCACTGGAAGACACATTCTTATGCCGAACACTCTGCTACAGATGCTCTGTATGCAAGTTTGAATGAGCACATTGATTCATTCGTAGAATCGTTGTTGGGTAAAGACGACAGTCGTATTCAGAAAATGGAAAAAAATCTGAAAATGTTTGACCCCAAGAATACGAACGATCTAAAAAAACGCATTTATGAATATCGTGATTACTTTGTGAGCATGAACAAGATTTTCAATGAAAAAGATAGCGATATTTTGAATATACGTGACGAAATTATAGGCGATCTGAACAAATTTTTGTATTTGTCTCGATTTAAATAAGTGTTTCTTGTTTATAGTGCGACATTAACCCCTGTATTTTAGGTAAATAATTTAATTCCTTAGGGTATTTACCGTGTATTTCGCGATATCGCATATTTTGCGGTAGCATTTTTTTATGTTGACGTTCAACGTATTTTTGATATTGCTTTTTCCAATGTCTTTGTATCATACGTATCCAGAATGTTTTGACCACTACATAATAGACCTCTTTTCGAATATAGAGCTGCATTATTTCAATATTGGAACATCTGCGCAACATTATGCTGTAAAATCGCAAATATTCAAGAACTTTGTCTGAACCATATTTGGTAAATAGACTACCCGTAATCGAATTCACATAGAGAAAATTGCCTGATTTCGGAATATGTTTGTAAATTCCGACATAATAATGTCCGTCATTTTTGTCGGAATCAAGATGATCCATGTCTTTTTGATAAATTTCATTAATGATACTGTCGTCATCCTCGTAATTATCCCAATTATCTAGATCTATACTGTCGTCTGACTCCTCACTTTCGTATTCCCTATCCGATAAACTGGTTAATGCAATGATACGCGAACCGTCTGACGAACTTGAGGTAGAACTTGTATCTGAATTGGATGTAAGTGAATACATATTTGGGTTACTGTCGTCTTGGTATCCCATCGTGCTTGTTGTTAGGATAGTGTCTTCATCTGCTGAATTATATTCGCTCATTTTATTGAAAATCAATTTTATATTATATACCCATTCGTGTTTAGATTTGTATAATAAATATTTTGCAGATGTATACGTTGTAGTTGAAATTATTATGCGTGTTTTTATCATTTGAATCAGATAATAATGTATTAAATTTAGAAACGAATGAAGGCAGTGATTTTAATGTAGTATTATAGTATACATAATACCATGTCTGAACATACAGTCGGAGAATACAAAAGTATAGAGAAGAGATTGAGTGAAACGCCTACTGTACCTACTACTGCATTAACTCCTATACATCCTCCATCAGAACCAACTGCATCTTTGGCTAATAAAACAGAGAAAGAAAAAATAGAAGTTGCGACGAACCCATTGCAATATTACGTGAAGGTGAGTTACATGATAACCTATATTTTGCTATTAACTACCGCTACGATTACATTTATCGAAGCCATCACTACATCAAACGAGTCGGTGCGTCATATTCTCAATCTAGAAACCGTAATCTCTATTATTGCAGGATATTTCTATTCTCTTTTCCTGGGACGGATTAATAAAGCCGGTGAGGGAGATGGTGCGATTGATTGGAAGGAGATGAACAAAACCCGTTATGTGGATTGGTCGATTACCACGCCTTTTATGTTGTTAGTTTTATGTGCAGTATTGGGCAAGAACGTCGGAAAAACAATCAATGCGAAGACATTCGGAATCATCATATTATTGAATTATTTCATGTTACTCACTGGATATTTGGGCGAAACCGACGTGATGAGTAAATCTGTGTCTGCGTTATTTGGTTTTGGCGGTCTTTATGGTATATTTTATTTGATTTACAAGATGTTTTTGGAGAATAAAAACGTAATGGCGAATAACGTATTGTTTGGTATTTATCTAGTTATCTGGTCACTTTATGGAGTGGTCTATTTCCTGGATGAGCAATACAAGAATATCTTTACCAATATGTTAGATGCAATTGCGAAAAGTGGTATGGGCATAGGTTTATGGGTATATTATACAAAGATTATTGCTTTGTAAAATACTATGCCACACTAAAGAATCGAACTTTAGTTTCGTCCCCGCAATTGGGACTACTCGTACCAACCGTGGCTATTATATACTTAGATAATGTTTTTATATACATATCACCAAAATTGTTATATGTATAGAATACATGAATATTAGTAAGAATATTATAAACGGTTACCACGGTATCATGGATTTGGATTTATCGTCAGTTGATCCAAAGTTTCATAAAGAAATGATTCGTCTACATTCCCAAGATATTCGTGATTATAAGATTGAACATCGGCTCAGACCCTCTAATTTACGTTATGAAAATACGATTGTGCGAGCATACAAAACAATCAGAAACGACAAACGATTAAATGAAAAGGTTGCCTATGAAAGACGTCAAACACAACAAGAAGGAGATACCCGACGCGAGGAAATTATTCAACACATAGAAGATTCGAAAAAGACATTGCTTACAAATACAAACTCTGCGAAGTGGTAACATACTTCAAGATCATTGGCTCTATTTGGGTCAACTTATGCAAGAGTGCGACTTGGCCAATTTCTTCACATACATTTGATAACTCTTTCACCATGGTCACAATCTTGAGCAGCGCCTTATTGAAATCGCCGATGGATATCTCTTTTTCTGCGACGCTATCTTGAATAAAATACTTACAGTCATATTCCGTATTGCAATCACACCATCCCATGGACAATTCAATTAAATCGAACTGAATTGCGTCAGCGTAATTGTATCCAGTCCATACCTGAAATTCGTTTTCTACATCTTCGTAATGGTTGAGTAGGTCGTTTACCAAGTCTACTGCCGTCGTCACGTGGCGGTCTGAACAATTAGGTATGACTTGTTTTTTTTCGTCCGGAACTTTCACATCAACCAAACAAGACAAAATTCCCACGATTTGTGTTGAAGTGAAATCGGCAAAGTAATCAAGACGCTCACATAGGTTCGACATCACCAGTGGATGTGCTTCCGCAATACATGACGCCATCTTTCCTTTGTTTACAAAATGATAATCGACACCACCCTCGCAGTGAACCTCCTCTATAAAATGTTCATCGCGAAGAATATCGACGATTTTATCGGTATTCATTTTGATATATTGTTCATTGTAATACAGATTGTTACGCAACGAGTTCAACTCTTCTTCTATAATATACAATTGTTTTACCTGCTCCGTGTCCAGTTTGATATATTTGTATTGAGTTTCCAATGTATTGACTTCACGTTCCGCCTCCTTTCTTTTTTTGTTTTTTAGCGTGGGCAACTGGGTTTGCAAATCCAAATAGCGGTCACACAGGGTCTTAGCTGTCTTGAGTGTACCGAGACTATTGATTTTATTTTCAATGTTTTTCTCTGATTCGGTGATTTCTTCTTTATATTGCCGTAATATCACTGCAATCTCATTTTGGATCATGCTCTTTTCAGAAAACAAGTGGAAATCGCGCGTACATCCATTTTTGATCAAATTCAAAATGAGCGAATACGAAATGTGGAACTTGGACGTGAGTTTCTGTGGCTTTCCTCCCAAAATTGTTTTGTATTCTTCTAGGGAAGGCATCTTAAACAAATTATTGCAATGTACTACGTTACCGACTGTATCAATGCCTCGACGACCTGCTCGTCCAGCCATCTGCGTATATTCATGCGCTTGTAGGAAACGATTGTGGTTTCCATCAAACTTGGTCAAATTGTTAAATACTACTGTTTTAATAGGACAATCCAACCCGATGGCGAATGATTCGGTAGCAAAGAGTAAATAAATGTATTTCTTGGAGATCATCAATTCCACAATCTCGCGTAACACGGGGATCATTCCTGAATGGTGAATACCAATACCTTTTTCAAGCAAAGACACCAGTTGAATGTACTCGGGTAGTTCCATGTATTCTTTGTGGTTGGGGAGTTTTCGCAAAATTGCATCACACTCTTTCTTAATGGTGAATGGAAGTTTGCTATCTTCGGGTAGAATGGGTATGGTGATATCGTTTGCAAGTTGTTCCACCATTTTCCTCGAAAATACAAAGACAATGGCGGGTAGCATTTCGCGTTCGTGTAGAAACTTCACCAGTTTGTTTAACATGTCCTTGCGATTGATAAATACCTTGTTTTCTTGATACACCTTTATCAAATCGGTTAATTTTTTATGTGAATTTTCGTCAAATTTTCCATTCGCATCTTGTAACAACAACAGTCTGTTCGTATGTTTCTTGATATCTTGTTGTGTAGATTTGTCTTTGATGTGCTTAAATACGCCTTCATTGTTAGTGAGGAACCCATAGTGGGTCAAAGGCACTACACGATGGTTCGTCGACGCCAAATAGACTTGTTTTCCACCTTGTTCGACCAACCCTTTTTCGCACCATTTTGCAAATCCAGCTGGATTGTCGATGGTAGCAGAAAGCATAACCATCTGAATGTGTGGAGGCAACATCAAGATTGTTTTCTCCCATGTTTGTCCTCTATCTGCATCATTGATGTAGTGAACTTCGTCGAATACAACGCACCCAAGTTCGGTTTGAACGTCAATTTGAAATTGGAGAGTATTGGATTCCGATGTAGCAGCGTCAAATACAGTCCCAGAGGTCGTAGTGGTTGCCGTAAACAAATAATTCATCAAAATCTCGGTGGTCATAATTAATACGTCTGCCTCGGGATTGGTTTTGATATCACCGGTGAATAGACCAAACGAAATATGAGGATATTTCTGGGTGAATTCATAATATTTCTGATTGGAAAGCGCTTTGATAGGACTGGTATAAATCACTTTTTTCCCTTGTTTTTTGAAGTGAGTAATTGCGAACTCGGCTGGAAGGGTTTTGCCCGAACCAGTATGCGCAGTAATAAGGACGTGTTGCTGTTTGACGATGGCTTCGATTGCATATTTCTGGAAATCGCTCAAGGGAAAAGGATATTGGTTGAAATGAACATTGTATGGTGTGTCTTCAGGATATGGTTGTGTGCATAAGTAAACCATGATTACAATATAAGTAGTGAAAAATATTTATATTGTTTTGTTAAAACCATTACCGGATAGTTTTATATATTGATACAAAATAATGTATAAAGCACTGAATAGACTACTATATACATGTCAACAATTGTAACTTGTTATTATAAATTGAATAATTCGAAACATAGTATATCGGATTATGATAAATGGATAAAAAATCTACTATTACATTTAAATAACAATGTTATTGTGTTCACTAGCAAGGTTGATAAAAATTATTTACTAGATATATTGGAACAAAACAACAACATACAATACCGCATCATAACGAATGAATTAAATGAGTTTGACCTGGTTAAACAATATCCTCATATTTGGGAAGATCAAGAACAAAAAGACCCAAATCAGAAGTGTGGTCGGAAAAAAGGTTGTTATATATTGTGGAATTCGAAATTGAAATTGTTGAAAGAAGCGATCGAATTAAACCCTTTTCAAACAGATAAATTTATATGGAATGATATCGGCAATGTAAGAGATGAACGCATCTTACCATTGCTTAAGGATTATCCAAATGAAAAACATATTTCACTTGATAAAATAGACATCGTATTATTGAAAGCATTCTCTAACGCAAAACAATTGTTTTTCCAAGAAGAAGTTCATTTTTCTGGGTCTATGTTCGGAGGTCATAAAGATACCATTTTGAAGTTACATGACAAGTATTATGCATGTTTTCAAAATTATATTGATAATGGATTGTTTATCGGATGTGACCAACAATTAATTTCGTCTGTATGTCTTCAAAATACAGATTTATTCAATGTAATCTTTCCAATAGATTCACGCATAGATGTATGGTTTTATTTGTATCAATATTACAGTAGGAAATAGCTGAACCATCTGTATATAATATATATTCTGAAATTTCATAATCAACTCACCGAGCAAATGTTTCAAATGTGATTACTTTATTTGAAACAATCCCTATAATAATCACCTCTATATGATTGTATATAATTAAAATATTTATTATTTATGTCTTTGCTAAAATGGTCTTAAATATAAATATATTACCATTTATAATATAAATAGATTACCATTTATAATATAAATGATAATAATTATACCTATTGGTGGGATTGGACAAAGATTTAAAGAAAATGGTTACAATAAACCTAAAGCATTAATTAATATTTATGGAAAGCCTATAATATCATACTTATTAGACAACTTAAACACTGACAATATTGATTACATATTTATTCCATATAATAAAGAATATAAGAATTATAGATTTGAAGATCTATTGATTAAGAATTATCCAAAAATAAATTTTAAATTTCTTTGTCTAGAAAATAATACAAGAGGGGCAGCAGAAACAATTAATATTGGTATAAATAATCTTAATGAAGAAAGAAATATTCCAGTATTATGTTTAGATAGCGATAATTTTTATACTACTGATATAATTTCACAATGGAACGGAGAAAATTGTATTTTTTCATTTGAAGATGAAAATGAAAATCCAATATATTCATATGTAAAAACGAATGAAAATAATGAAATATTAGACATAAAAGAAAAAGTAAAAATTTCTAATAATGCGTGTACTGGTGGATATGGTTTTAAGTCAATCGTGGAATTAAAACAATATACATCAAAAATTATTGAAGAAGATATAACACAAAAAACAGAATTTTATACAAGTGGAGTAATAAAGGAAATGATAAATAATGGACATACTTTTACAAATAAAACTATATTACATCCTAATTTTATATGTTTAGGTACACCGTTACAATTAAAATTCTTTTATAACAATTATCCAACAAAAAATTGTATTAATGAACATGTTGTAATTAAAAATAAGAGAATTTGTTTTGATTTAGATAATACACTTGTAACTTTTCCTACTGTTACAGATGATTATACATCTGTAAAACCAATTGAAAAAAATATTAGTTTTTTAAAATATTTGAAAAGTTTTGGAAATATTATCATAATCTATACTGCACGAAGAATGAAAACACACAACGGAAATATCGGCAAAATAAATTCTGATATAGGCAAGATAACATTTGAAACATTAGATAAATTTAATATTCCTTACGACGAAATATATTTTGGAAAACCATATGCTGATTTTTATATTGATGATTTAGCATTAAATTGTTTTGATGATTTAGAAAAGGAAATGGGATATTATAATTATAAAATTGAACCAAGAGATTTTCATACTATTGAAAATGGTAATATTAATACTATAATAAAAAATGGGGATTTAAAAGGAGAAAAATATTATTACGAAAATATCCCAACATCTTTAAAGGATGTGTTTCCTATATACATCTCTGGCAACGATACAACTATTACAATAGAAAAAATAAATGGCATAACAGTTACAGAATTATATTTATCTGAAATGATGAATGAAAATACATTTATTCACATATTAAATAGTGTAAATAGGATTCAAAATTGTGATATAATTATAGATGATGATATTAATGTATATGAAAATTACGCTTCAAAATTAATAAATAGATATAATGATTTTGATTATGCATTATTTGAAAATAGCAAAAGTATGTATGAATCAATATTAGTAAAATTACAAGATTATGAAAAAAACAACAAAGGTATTAAAAAAATCATACATGGGGACCCGGTATTCACTAATATAATTATTAATATCTATGGTAAAATTAAATTCATAGATATGCGAGGAAGAATGGGAGATAAATTAACAATATATGGAGATTGGTTATATGATTGGGCAAAAATTTACCAATCAATAATTGGTTATGATGAAATATTATTATCAAATTCTATTGATAGTAAGTATAAAGAAAATATAATAGACATTTTTAAAAATTATTTTATTAATAAATTTTCAGAACAAGATTTTGAAAATGTAAAAATAATTACAAAGAGTTTAATATTTACTTTGATACCTTTACATAATAATGAAAAGTGTATAAAATATTATAACTTATTATTTTCGGAATATTTACAATGAATTATTATTAGAAGGAAATGTTATGAAGAATTAGGTAAAAATGTGTAGTCAAAACTGAAAGTCAATAAGTATTCAAAAAATATACTAGGATATTTGCTATTTCTACAAAAGGTGTTATTGGGTATGAGGTATATACACCTTCGGACATTTAAAATGGGACAAAAAATCCCAAAATAAAAAATCAAAAATGTAAAATCAATAGTAGGAGTTTCACCTACGATGGTCTAACTTTTTCCACTTCTTCTTTTGTATTGGAAGTGGTGAAAGACGAAATTTGGAAACACGCAGGGCGTTCTTGCCTATCAATCGTCACATTCCGATGTCGTACCAGAATTGCCGATTTCCCACCAGAATGAAATAAAATATTTCCACCAATATCTCCGTCGCATTACAGATTGAATTTTTATCACTTTATCAACATGCGTTTTGTAATGTTCTATTTTATCGTTCGTTAGTTGATAATCATTTTCCAATATTGATATAGCATTTGGATTCATAGATAACCAACGCCATTCAACTTTATCTTTATCCATTACAATACTATATATAATAAAAAAATATTTATATCTTTTTATTATATTTTGTCCCATTTTAAATCTTCAAGGGTGTAAAAAAAAAGAGGTATTGATAGTAATAGAATGGTTGATTTTATTAACAAGTTTATAAAGCAATAGACAAAGTGAAACCAGAAAATTATAAGAATTATTTTCAATATGCTTATGGTGTAAAAGATGATATTACTTATAAGCGAAAACCATCTACTCGCAAGTGTAAATTGAAAAATTATAAATCATAATTTACTTAAAAATTATTTATGTAAATTATATAGCAAGTATGAGATTAAAAAGTGAATTATATAAAAAAGAACAAGATGATATTACTGATAAAATTATTAGCATATTAGATTTGGAAAATAAGAATACATATACACTATATGAATTAGACCATAATGAAGATATACAAAAACAAATTATGGAACTTATACCTGAAATACGAAAATGGTTTGCATTTAATAATATGAAAGCGGTAGGAGAACCTGAACGAATTAAACGACCTTGGTTGTCTATTATTAAGAAATTAGTTCAACCAAAATATTCAATTGAAAATAAAGAAGGGCAATTCAAAATTAATGAAAAATGGATAAAAACCCCAATGTATATTTTTACAGAAGTTTAGGGGATTTTACTTAAAATATATTATTTAGGGAAAAATACTTAAAATAATATATTTACATAGTATATAGAATGGAAAAAGCAAAAGAGAAACCACCCGAGTTTTTCAAATCCATTAAAACTTCGCTCAAAAGTGTATTGAAACATCCTGAACTTAATACAAAAATAATCAATGATGCTGTTGTGAAATCTAACAAGATTGTTATTCATACTTTACAATTTCTGAAATTATATTTATTAGATTACTATGAAAACAATAATCAAACATTACCAATAGTAAGCAAAGAACTCATTAATAATTCTATGAAAGTTGTTTGTGGTGAGAAAACTGAAAAAAGAGGAAAACCTCCAAATAAAGAAACGATTGAAATGAAAGACAAACTTACCACTTTCTACAATCATCACTATTTACCTCTTACACAAAATGACCCAATTGACTATGCAGGACTAAATACTACATTAGATTATTTGAAGGAAGATGTTATCACAATGTATGAGAATAACATACAATTACACTATGTAGAATATGTTGAACGATATGTAAATGTTGTTTGGAAAAAGAAACTGATTGTGAATAAAATAAGAAAATTGGGAAAAACTAAAATGGAGCGTGATGCACGAATAAGAACCCTCTGTGCTGATTTACGAAAAATAAAGAATGATTTATTGAATGTAGATGATAAACCATACCAATCAAATCATCATTATCATAAATGGATTACACAACAAAAGCAACATATTTTACCACCTAAAACCAAGTATGAAAAAAATAGTGTTATGTATGATTTGAAGTGTAAAACTATGGATTATTTGCCGTGTATGATTTATATGATGAAACAAGTTGAAAATGATGATGAAAGTGTTAATAATGTGTTTCCATTGCGAAGTGAAATTACGCCAAAATATATACGATTAGATACAACTACATTAGTTAATCTATTGTTGAGAAAAGAACACGGAACAAAAGGGTTTTTCAAAACAAAAGGGGAACTGAAAAAGAATGAAGATAAGATATGGAAGTTCTTTTTTAGAACGGAGCGAAAAATGTTTAATAAAACAGGTTTTTCGTTTCATCATATGGTTTCCACAGATGGAATTGGATTGAGTATTTTATTTTTACGAGATGATTTAGTTGGTAAGAAATTACCTATGATGAAGAAGGGAATATCAAAAGAATTGTATATTGATGAATTAGATGATTATTCCAAATTGCAAAATAAGAAAGTTATAGGGATTGACCCTGGAAAGGAAGATTTGATTTATTGTGTAGATGATGCTTCCAAAGATGCAAATATTTTTCGGTATTCACAAAACCAACGCAGAAAAGAAACCAAAATAAAAAAATACAATAATATTATTTTGGGTATGAAAACCAATAAGATAGAAGGGAAAACCATTATAGAATATGAAACCGAACTATCACATTTCAATCGTAAATCACTACAAATTACCAAGTTTAAAGAATATCTACAAGAAAAAAATAGAATAAATCATATATTATTTAGATTTTATCGTAAGGAATTATTCCGTAAGTTGAAGTTTGGTAAATATATCAATATCAAGCGAAACGAGCAAAAAATGATTAGCGACTTCAAAAAAACATATGGTAATCCTGAAAATGTGGTTATTTGTATAGGTGATTGGGAACAACGAAAACAAATGAAATATAAAGAACCTACATTAGGAAATGGAATAAGAACTTTATTTAGAAAAAATAACTATAATGTGTTTTTAGTAGATGAGTTTAGAAGTTCCTGTAAATGTTCCAAATGCGATGGAGGGATATGTGAAAAGTTTATGGTGCGAGAACACCCAAACAAAAAGAAAAATAAGGACGAATTGCGATTAATTCACGGACTACTACATTGTAAGAATGGTTGTGGGTCGTGGAATAGGGACCGCAATGGTTCGTCTAATATCTACAAAATAGCAAAGAACGCAATAAATAACATAGACAGACCAAGTTATTTATGTAGAGAAACAAGTAATCAAAGCACTTCAACGAGTGCTTATAATCAAACTTTACGCAGGTATGAAAAGACCTAACTTTGAACCTCTTTTTTTCGCATTATTTGTGCGAACTTAAATGTCCGAAGGTGTAAATATTGAAACAACATCCCCTATCAACAATGTCTGAAAATAATATATATATATATATATATCACTCTTATATAAGCGAATTACATGGATAAACACACAGATACGAATAAACGGGCTTTTATGCAATCAAAAAATCAGCAACCAATCAAGTGGAACTCGTCTGATCCAGACGAACCAGCGATGTACAGTATGTCTGGAAGGAATGACGCAGAATTATTTGACAACGAAATGAGTGCAATCGAACATGGAAAAAAACAGACAAAAAAACGCCGCAATCAAGATTTCGACGATACTTATAATAAGTATAGGGCATCGCCTATTCCTGACAATCTCAGTCGAGATCATATAAGCCGAACCCCTACACCAACATTCGATGAAATGAAACACGAATTAGAGGAAAAGGGGTTTATCAACTCTAATAAAAAAACTGGGAACAAGGGAGGAAAACGACGTTCTACCAAGAAGCGTCGTAGTAAAAAACGCACCATGAAGCGTAAATCAGTGAAGTCTCGCACCACGAAGCGTAAATCAAGACGGTGCTGTGCATGTAAATAACCATTGCAAATCGTTCACTAGATAATATAATATTTGATGTATTATACTATTTATTATCAACATGAGTATACTACGAAAAAATGCCAAATGTAAGATGTTACGTTATTTTAAAATATAATCATCACATATAATAAATAGCATAATAGCATATAATTTCAATGTCTCAATCAGAGTCTTCCGAAGGAGCTTTAGCTCAAATTAATCAAAATGCAAAACATGTCGTATCCATGATATTTACACATCAAGCACGCATGCGTTGTTTTGTTAGAAAGTCTATTGAACCTATTATTGGAAGAGAGAAACAAAAAAGTGTCATAGATGCAAGTGTTTTTTCTAATGATGATGAGTATAATGCTCTTGATAATGATGAACCTGATTTTGAGGAAGAACCAATACGAGAACAAATACTGTCTAGACCTGCGGATTTAGATGAAGATTATTTGTCAGCACCTTCCAGTGAAGAAGGAGCAGTCGTTGGGGGTAATGGCAATTGGAAACTACCTCGATTTAAAAACGGATCCGTTTTACGATGTATAATTACACACGATAAAATCAAGTTCGACCTTTTAGTTGAAGGAGAGATAGACGAAAAGAAACCCAAGTATGTTTATTATGTTAAATCTGAAAACGTGTCGAACGATGCTGGCGCATTATTGGGAAAATATAAAGTTACAGCATTTGACCCAATGGAATTAATAAATACTACCTACCCCATTGGAAAAGATGACACATATGTTTTTTATATTGTTCGTCATGGTCAAGCAACACATAATATATTAAAATGCACGACACAAAAAATGGGGAATGTTTTATGTGGTCAGAAAGACACTACTTTAACTCTAGAAGGATCTCATCAAGCAAACCGATCTGGTGCAGAGTTTGCAAAATTATTTGTAGCTAGAGATTCAGATGGTAGGACTGTTTATCCGGATGGAAATATCGGTTTGGCACCAAGATACATTTTTACATCTGACCTAAGACGAACTCGACAGACGGCACAATACTTTCTAACTTCATTAACAGGAAACATTTCGAATTCGAAGATGGCAGAACGTATAATTAAAAATACTCAAGACCACAGATGGATTGTTCTTCCATGTACACATGAACTTGCATTTGTAAATTCTGGTTATTGTGATGGATTTCAAAACCCATTATTACCTACCCCTCCTGAAAATAAAATGACATGTGACGTGAACGACGACAAGTGTGGATTGACCAGTGAAGATTATGCTATTAACTGGGATCATTACAGTACTTTTTATGGAAGTTCTACACGTTCAAACATATGCAGGGGGTGTGGTGCTAGACATTGCAGAGATACTGATATGATAAAAGAAGCACTCAATATTATACAACAACCAACTACACCTGCACCACCTGTTCTAAAAACACAACTCACAACCGTACGTCCAAAACCCATATACGATGGTTTTTTGCGACGTCGGGGTGTAAAGTTCGCTCCTAGTACAAAACAAAACGGCGGAAAGACAAGGCGTCGCCATAAACACAAAAAGAAGAAAACAAGAAAATCGCATACTCGTAAAAGGCTAACACGAGGTAAACGTAAGAATGCACATAATAAGGCAAAAAAAACTAAAAAATCAAAGAAATAATTTTAATTGTATAATATATAGACTATTTGGGTTTACATACTATATTACTATTACACAGAAATCAATGACATCAATACTTACTCAAAGACGGAATGACCAAATATTGTTATTGATCAAAGCTATAGAAGAAAATGATATGAACCAAGTAGTTAGAATAGCAGATGCAGACAGTTCTCTAGATGTCATAAATGGAATACCGATAAATGACACTGGTGTACAACAGTTTACCGCGTTGCATACCGCAATTGCCAAGAATAATTTAGTCATGATTAACCGTCTTCTTGATATGGGTGCAGATCCGAACATTGGATCAGACAAGTATATATATTATCCTGATTTAGAGGAAGTTTTTGGCATTACACCCCTTTATCTCGCTATAGATCAAGCAAATGCTATGGCAGTGAAAGCTCTTTTATTACACGGAGCTGACGCAAATCATTATATAGCAAACTATCCAATTAAATCAATCGATGACCGGTATGAAACCATGCCACTTTCATTTGCACTTGCGTCAGCCAGGTATGAACCTGAGAAAATGTTTCATATTATCGATTATATTTTAAGCAGTGGTCAGCAGTTAGACGATATATATACACCTTCGGACATTTAAAATGGGACAAAATACCTTGAAAACTATAAATCGTAATTTACTTAAAAATTATTTATGTAAATTATATAGTAGCAACTATGCGATTAAAAAGCGAATTGTATAAAAAAGAACAAGATGATATTAGTGATAAAATCATTAGCATATTAGATTTGGAAAATAAAAACACATATACGCTATATGAATTAGACCAAAATACTGAAATACAAACTCAAATAATGAAACTCATACCAGAGATACGAAAATGGTTCTCATTTAACAACATGAAAGCAGTTGGAGAACCTAGTTTTCCCCTACGACCCCTTCCTTTAATAATAATAAGCATTAACAAAAATTATTATTAAACCCATTTCCATTTGTATCCAAATGCGGTTTTTCTTTTTCCTTCGCATACTAATCTTATATTATTTCCATAATTTTTATTCAATTCCCTAAACGCATCACTTACGCTATCAAACATTTTAATAAGTTCATTTTTCATATTATATTGACCTATTTTTTTTCCTTGTGTGTATGTAATATTTTGTTTATGTGTAGTCCATTCTAAATTCGTATAGTTATTGTTCTCTCTATTGTTGTCTTTATGATGAACGGATGTATAATTATTTTGATTAGATAAAAAAATTGTAGCGACTAATCGATGTACTTTTAGAGTAATTTTTTTATTAAACAATTTGTCGTATAAATAACAAACTTTATATCCATTAATTATAGATGTTTTTAATATTTTATCATATTTATTTTTTATTTCACCATTTTCATTAATTTCATAATTGGAAAAATTATATGATTTATATTTTGTTGATATATTTATAAAATTTGTATTTGTTTGAATTAAAATATTTGTTGATTTAGTTTTTTCACAATTTTTAACATTTTCACTTTGCGTAATCATTCTTAAATTTTCTAATCTATTATCATATTTATTACGATTTATGTGGTCTATTATCATATTATTATCTATTTTTCCATTAAAAGTTTGATAAACTAATCTATGTATTAAATAACCCTTTCTTTTTCCATCTTTATCAATCAGTTTTACACTTTTATATGTATTAAATTTTTGACTAATATTTTCTTCCAATAACTTATTTGTTAATAATGATTTAATATTACCTTCTTTGTCTATTACATATCTATTTTCATATAATGGTATTTCTTTCCATTCATCTGAAATATTACTAATTTCTATTATGTTTCTGTTTCTTGCTAATAAAATTAGATTGTCTATATTATTATTTTTACTATCATTATCTATATGTGAAATATAATGTGTTTTTGGTATATTTGACTTGAATAACGTATAAATTAAAGTATGAAGAACCATTTTTTTATTTTTTCCATAAACAACTAATGAAATATACATACAATTTTTAATTTTAGAATATGTTGGTGTTAAACATTTATTTGTTTTTATAGAAAACACAATGCCATTTTCATATATTTTGTATTTATTTTCATCATTAAGATATTTTATTGATGTCATTAGTCTGGGTCTATTCAAATATATTGATATCTCTTTAAGTAGTTTTCATTAAATTAATAAATGTATTTCGGTATTCACATGACCAACGCAGAAAAGAAACCAAGATGAAAAAATACAATAATATTATTTTGGGTATGAAAACCAATAAGATTAAAGGTAAAACCATCATAGAATATGAAACTTGAACTATCACATTTCAACCGTAAATCATTACAAATTACCAAATATAAGGAATACCTACAAGAAAAGAATAGAATAAACCATATACTATTTGTGTTTTATCGTAAGGAATTGTTCCGCAAATTGAAGTTTGGTAAATACATCAACATCAAACGCAACGAACAAAAGATGATTTGTAATTTTAGAAAGATGTATGGTACTCCCGAGGAGGTTGTGATTTGTATAGGAGATTGGGAACAGCGAAAACAAATGAAATACAAAGAACCAACATTAGGAAAGGGAATAAGAACTTTGTTTAGAAAAAATAACTACAAGGTATTTTTGGTAGATGAGTTTAGAACCAGTTGTAAATGCTCTAAATGTGATGGAGGAGTATGTGAGAAGTTTATGGTGCGAGAACATCCAAACAAAAAGAAAAATAAAGATGAATTGCGGTTAATTCACGGACTTCTTCGCTGTAAGAGCGGTTGTGGGTCGTGGAATAGAGACCGCAACGGTTCATCAAATATCTACAAAATTGCAAGGAATGCGATAAATAACATAGAACGACCAAGTTATTTATGTAGAGAAACAAGTAATCAAAGCACTTCAACGAGTGCTTATAATCAAACTATACTACGGGTATGAAAAGACCCAACTTTGAACCTCTTTTTATGGGATTTTGTCCCATTTTAAATGTCCGAAGGTGTAAATCAGTCAAATATCCAACATTAATCAGACCAATTAAAGAAGGTCTTTATTCTATCGCCACTCTTCTTCTAGACAAATATGTGCACGCTAACCCAAATGAAATAGAGATAGATAGTCAGAACTCGTCGGATATCCGCGAACGTCGAAGCGTTCTTATGGTAGCTATTACACCCTTGAAGATTTAAA